GTGACGACGATCTAAAACCCTGCCCGTTCTGTGGAGAAGCGCAGCCGCCGCACGACGATACATCGTGGGTCCGTTGCCTTGGTTGCGGCGCAGAAACAGGGTGGCGTCCGACAGGTGATGAAGCCATCGCCGCATGGAACACACGCACCCCTGATACCAGCATCCAAACCCTGACCGAGCAACTCGAAGCCGCCCGTGCTGACGCCAAGGAGGCCGAGGCTTATGCGGAGGAGTTGGAGAGGCACCTCAATACCTGCCGCATGGCGCAGGCCGTTATGGACAACACCGTTGCTGAGTTGGAGAAGCAGTGCGAAGGTTTGATGCAGGCCGGAATGAACAATGGTCAGGCGCTTATTCTTGCGGAAGCCAAGCTGGCGACCTGCGAGAAATACCGGGACGCCTACGACAAGATGGGCAGGATCGGGACAGGGGCCTATCGTGACCTTGAGGCCAAGCTGGCGAAGGCGGTGGAGGCGCTACGGGTGGTTGATGCGCTAGACCCAGAAGGGATGATTGACGGGTGTTCTCAGTCTGCTTTGCGCGGGCTTGTCCTTCGCATGGGAGAGATTGCCCGCGCCACGCTGGCCGAGATTGAGGGAGAGAAGCCATGATCCTGCAACTGAACCCACCGCTACCCTTGGACACGCCCAAGGGGTCCGCTCTGGCGCACTTCGTCATGGACTACGGCCCAGAGCACAACCTGCTCTGGGTGTGTTTCAACGACAGCAACGGTGAGTGCTGGACGTGGGACAACTCCAAGGTCCGGGGCCAGAAGAACATCACGCACGGGCGCTTGGTCCAGACGGAGATCACCAAGCTATGAGCCGAGAAGCCAGCAACAGCCCCGGTGCACGGGCCCTGAGACTGGCTGGGTACGTCAAGTCGCCCAGCTTTTGGGTCACGCAGGAGCAGTACGAGCTGATCCTATGGCTTGCCCAGCAAAACAAAGAAACCATCGAAGCCATCAAGGAGAAGGCATATGGCAAGTAGAAAATTCCTGACCCGAGATATGCTCGTGGCCGCCCGCGAAAAGGGGTGGTCGGTGACGATCACGGCGCAGCATTACGGCATGCACCGCAAGTCGATTGACGCTGCCTGCGAACGCTTCGGGATCGACCTACCACAGTCGAAATTCTCGCCACAGCTGGTGTCTGTGAGATCGAAGGAAGAGCCGTCGAACCGACGCGTTCCCTCTTTCTCCTGCAGCCCAAACGCGATCCAGAGATACCTAGTGAACAGCAAGTAACGATTACCCAACAGCAAACCAGAGTAGGAAAAAACATGAACGAAACAGCACGAGTTAGTACCCCCTTCTTCAAGCCGAGCGACATCGTCGTGAAGAAGTGCACCATCATGAACGTCACGCGAGGAGGATCGGCGTTTGCCGTCTGCGAGGATGATGAGCAGGTCTTCATCTCCTCAAAGGTCGTTGAGGTCATCAACGCGGATGTCGGGGACATGCTGAACGCATACTGCATCGACAACCACCGGCCCGAGGTCGATGGGGAGTACAGCGCCCGCTGGCGCGCGATCAGGGCGAACGTCCTCGAGCGCCTCGTCCCGCTGCACGGGGACGCACCGGCACCGGTACTCAAGCAAGACTTCGCACAGCGCTGCCGTGACCTCATCATGACCAAGGACCGGGCGTGGACCTCACGGCAGGTTGCCGAGGCCCTCAACGAGGAGACGCAGAAGGTCAGCACCCACCTACGGAACGAGCACAACGCGGGCAGGCTCGCCTCAGCCTCGATCTGCGCAGAGGGCGGGCAGGAAAGGGTGTCGGCGGTCTACTTCGCAAAGTCTGTTGATGTCTTGGTGGAGCTGATCGACGGGGTCGTGATTGAGTAAAAGGGGAGGGGGTCGAGAGGCCCCCTTTTCGCTTACGATCCGCGCGCTATTGACGCCCCCTGCCGCCATATGCAAATGTGAACACGCAAATTGTTAAGTTGGAGACATCGGAAATGTCCGAACACGAAAAGCTGCCAGCGGACATCGTCCGTGAGGTCATCAATGAGCAGCTCAAGCGCATCCGTCTGGCCTTGGATGACCGGAACCTTTCCAAGGTGGCTGCCGGAGCAGGGCTTCACGAGAACACCGTCAGGTACATCGCGAGCGGTAAGGGGGAGACACCCACCCTTGCAACGCTGGAAAAACTCGGCAATTACCTTTTTAAGTGAGGGGAGTTGCCAATAAAAGGAAACGCGGGTGACCATATTCTTCTTTACCATGAACATGCATGCGCGCAGCGGCACCCCGACCCACATGATTGTTGGCACCGTCAAGGGGGTCAGCACGATCCCCGAGATGCACGATCTCCTCGACCAGAGCGACTTCATCACGGTCGAGGAGTACTACCGCGCCGGTGACACGTCCCCGAAGCGCGGCACCGTCAAGGCCCCGGACGGCACAGAGTACTACAGCGTCGGGGAGACAATCATCAACGTCATGTACATCGGCAAGGTGAAGCTCTGACCTTGACCTAGAAGGCTTTACCCGGCAAAACTTGCAAAAAGGCTGGTGTAAAATGACGTGGAAAAAGATGGGAAAGAGCCTCAAGGAGGCGGCCAGACGGTCGGTCCCCTGCGTGTCCCGCAACAGGAAGAACCCCGACATCGCCTACGTCATGATGCCGGTGGAGATGGCCAAGGGTGAGCGCGTGTCCGTCTACCATGACGGCGGATCGAAGATCGCGCTCGAGTTCGGGCCTGACGGTGACTTCGTCGTACGACGCGCAAGCAATCGCAGCTATTCCGTCAGGGTGACGATCCCAAGGAGGATCGCGCATGTGATCCCCTTTGGGCTTCGCAACGTGTCTCTGCAGCCCAACGGTGAGGGTCTCTGGGTCATCGACCTCTGAGGTCGATCACGGGTAGGGGTAACGCCCCTTGATGTCGTTGACCCTGTTGCGCCACTCCTCGAGCGTGGCCTCGCCGCGCTGGGCCATGAAGAACAGGGGGTCGCTCTCGGCGTTGTAGGCCGCCTTGCGGGCCGCCTCCTGCTCCGCACGGGTCGGAGGTGACGGAGGTGTCGGCGGGACGGGCGGTGCCTCGACAAGCGTGTACTCGCCGTTCGACCAGCCTGCGTACGCCGGTGACACAACGTCGCCGTTCGGGAGGGTGAACTGAGAGCCGGGAAGTACCGACTTGATGATGTCTTCGCCCTTGGTCAGGTTTAGCATCAGATTAACTCCAAGTTGCTATTGACATTGTGGATTCTGAAGACGCGGATTTTGTCACTGTGGCGGTAAAGGTCCCAAAAGGCAATCCGTTCGCGTACGCTGAAGTCGCAGAACTATCTTCCGTAATCCCGTCAGAAGCCTCAATCATGGGGGAGGACCAAGTATGAGTTACCTCCGCGTAGGTGAAGCATATGGAGACAGCACAATCCCCCGAAGATGGGGTTGCGCTGGCGGAGATTGTTGTTGCAGTCGTAGCGTTTGTTGATCCGACAGAAGATGGAACCTGAGATGAATATCCATCCACGTTAAAGACGTTGATTTCACATCTACCGGGGGTTCCACTCCCCCCAAGGGAAACGACTATGTTGGCCGTGGTCCCAGTTGGGACAAGAAGGTACGCAATAGCGCAGTTCGTGTTTGACGCACTTCTAACAGCCATTGTTGCGGTTACGCCGCCGATGCTGATGCTGTTTATGAAGTAAAAACCCGGACCCGTCACGTTGATTGCCGCGCACACAACAACCAACCGAGTGGCGGTGGCCGTACCTATGGCCGCCCCGGTAAAGGTATATGTGTATGAGTTGCTGGACGATCTCAGGGTAGTGACATATGTCACTGTTGCGTTTCCGCCCGCTGCAGGATCAGCCAACGGCATCAGGGGGAACGTCATTGCAGTGCCACCACGTTGGCCAGCGTAAAGCCGTTGCACTTGGTGATATAGACGAAGAAGTCACTCCCGTTGGTGGTCGTGAACGGGTTCCCCACAACCCTGCTAAAACCAGACAGCGTGATAGCACCGGCGGTGCTGCTGTTAGTGATCTGGACGATTATCGTATAGTCGCCAGCCGCCGTAGGCACAGCAATCGTCATGCCGCCGGGAGAGGCGTTATTGATGATGCGCTTCATGTTTCCACCCACCGGAGTTGGCGTGTAGGTTTGCCCGGTGGTGAAAGTGCCGTCGTCATCTGCGGTTGTGGTGATACCGGCGTATTCTAGAGCCTGCACCGCCGTGTTGGTCGCCGTCCTTCCGGCCACCACGTTCCCGCCATTCAGCGTCATGATCCCGGTCGACGTGATGCGCGCGATCTCGGACGCGGTCGCACCGGCAGCCATCAGGCGCAGGACAAAGTCAAAGTCCTCCGACCCGGAGGTGACGTCGGTGGTGATCGCAGAAATCTGCATGCCGACTTCGGTGTTCCCGGCGCCGGTCTCCGCAGCGAAGGACATCGTCGTGCCGATACCAGCCGCCGGTGTCCCGCTCGACTGGCTGTCGAGGATCAGGACTTCGGTCGCGGTGTTGGTGGCCGCAGTGGTCGCCATGACGTCCAGAACGGTGCCGTTGTAGGTCAGGCCGGTGGTGCCGGTCAGGACGCCGCCGCTGCTATACGCAACACTGCCGCTCGGGATTGAGCCCACCGTGTCGTTGGTGGAGCGAATGTTGGTGCCATCCGAGTAAACGGTTCGCACGGAGCCCTGCGGCACCTCAAATGATGTCCCCAAGCCACCGCTGCTGATGGTAAGCGTGAAAGCACCCGTGCTACCGTTCCGTACGACCCACTGTCCGCCAACACCCGATGGGATGCGGTAGTTCACGTTTGCCGACAGCACACCGGTAAAGTTCAGGATCAGCTTCTGGTATTGCGTTGTGGTGAGGACAACCGGGGTCGTTCCGATGCCGGTGACGTTAAAAGACGTCGTGCCACCCAGTGCCGCATCCAGAATGGCCGTGTTCGCGTTCAGGGGCACGTCCCAGTTGGTAGAGTTGACGAGCGGCTCATTGAGGTCTTTGTTTGCTGTCGGCATCAGATGCTCCTGTTCGCCACTTCCAAAGCATGTGCGATGTGGTTGTCAGACATATCGAGGAGGCTTTCGGTCCCCTTGCTGATCCCCTTCTTAGCACGTTCTGCAGCCATAACCAACTGATCTGCCACCTTGTCGTGCGGCATGCCCACACGGCCACCGGTCTTGCGCTCCATACGTTCATTCCCGATCTGGGACAGAAGGTTGGTTGCTGCAGAAGGGGGTGTTGGGATTCTGTTGATCGCACCCTGCAGACGCCCTGCCCCATATTGGGTAAACCCAGCAAGACGAGGTGATCCAGCTGCCGCCATTGCCATACCATGTGGACCACCCAGAAGGACAGACCCAGCCCCCATCAGGCCCATACCCTGCAGGTAGGGTGGCGCTATCTTTTCAACCGAGGCACCGGCAATCATGTAAGGAAGGTACTTCCCGGCTTCTGTTTTCCCGGCCAACTCCTTCAGGAGCGATGTCTTGTCGTCGCTCTTCAGGGTGGACAAAAGCCGTGCAATCCGTGTCGTCTCTGCTACACGGTCGTTGGCACCAAGAGTCGATTGGATGTCCTTCATCTCGGACAGCCACGACTGATACCGCTCCATCATAGCAGCGTAACCCGGATCGACAGTTGCAATGGTGTCGCGCACAGACGTGGGTATGGATGACAAAGCACCCTTGTCAGACGGCTTCAGAGTGTCCATCATATCACGCAGATCGCGCTTCAGAACGTCCAGCTGAACAGCCGTTCGGGCCGTGGGGTCGGGGTGATTGACGTATTGGTCAACCTTCCTCGCCATTTCCTCAAGAACGGCAACCTTCGGGGATTGGCTTGAGAGGCCGAGCCTATTTATCTCGGACCTAACCTGATTGACGGTATCCTGCACCCTATTCAGGGACAGTTCCTGAGTGGTCAGCTCCCGCTTGCCCCGCACATAGGCAGCTTGTTCGGCGGCGCGGCGTTCATCCAGAGCCGCCACGGCGGTTCTTGCAATTTCCCGGTTGTCGCCCTTGCCCATAGCAAATGTCTTGAACGCGGCTCGTGCCGCAGGATCGGCACTCTTGCCAGCCTGCTCGGCAAGCTTCAGGGCGTTCGGCGTGACCCCGCTTGCTGCACCCTGAACGTATCTGCCAACCGTGGTCACCGGGGCCGTGACACCACGGGAAGCAAGCTTTACACCCTGAGCAGCAAGGTTGACCGGGTCACCAAGAGAGGTAACCCTCTGCAGGCCTGTTGCCACAGGCCCAAGGCCCGCAGCGCGACCTGCTGGTCCGACCACAGGGGCAACAGACGCCACATCTAAGCCAATAGAGGCGGGGTCTTCAGCCAAAGTCTCTTTGAAGGCCGCCATGCTGCCATAGCGGTCAGCATACATAGAACCCAGCGCGTCAGCTACCGCCTCGGCTTCCATGTTGCGCTCACCACCCAGAGCGCCGCGAACCTTTGAGATGACGCCCTTGCCAAGTTGGTTTAGAGCTCCTGCCGTGTCCTCATAATTCACCACGGCGTCATACAGACCCTTACCCACGTTCCCGGCGCTGGGAAAGAAGTTGGAGGCCGCACGAGGCAAAACTTCCGTAAACGGCATGTCTTCATACGCGCTTCGCGGGAGGTCTTCCTTGATCTGGAACATGCGCCCAGAGGCGGGGGCGGGGACGGGGGTCATGCGATTATCACCGCCGGGGGGTTGACGGTCACCGGGGGTAACCGTCTGCGCTTGCTCTGGTCGCTCCTCTTGACGTGGCAATGTCAGAGCAGGGAGGCTTTTGACCCGCTCCGACATGCTAGCCTGAGGTGAGCGCCCGGCGGGAGGCTGAAGTGTGGGAAGTCTACTGGTAAGGTCTTCCATGTCAGCCTCCGAAGTAGTTGCCGATGTAAACGCCTTCCGGACCCTGAAGACCCGAGATGACCATCTCGTTTACCCCAAGTGCCGGGAGAAGTTTCATGATGAACTCGTTCTTGTCTTCCGGCGAGATGCCGGGCGTCATGAGGAATTCCATGGGCGTCCTGTAGTCGCCAAGGATGGTGGCCCACTCGGGAGGCATGGGTTGATTTCCGTAGTGAATCAGTTCCTTCAGAACAGCCTTTTCGGCCAAAATCTGATTGCCGTATGCCTCTTGGAAAGCCTGACCAGCGTCAATCACCGTGCGGTATGTGTTGCCCGGTTGTTGCTTGTAGTCCCGCATGAAGTCAGCGCGGCGCATTTCGGTGCGACCCGATACCAACAGACCTGCCATCAGCGCGGAGTTTGCCTCGGCAGAGAGCGCCATGTTCGGCTGTGCACCCATGATGGTCTGAAGCTCTTGGATGCCGTTGGCGTTCAGCATACCAGAAGCTACAGCCTCTTTGAGGATGATTTGCGCGTTTGCGGCGGCGTCACCACCGTTGGGGTCAGTGATGGTCGGCAGCTGAACACCTGTCATCTGGCTGATTGTCTGAGACAGGTCGTTCAAGTAGTTTGCGGCGGTTTGCTTCAGCGGACCCAATGCGCCGGAGCGCACCTCCTCATCCGGACTGGTCAATGCGGCAACAGCATCTGCCTGCGTCAAGATTGACGGAATTGCGGAACGCGCCACTGCCGCTGAAGCGTTCGTTGCGCTTTCAATAGCATCGCTTTGGGCGCGGGCCGAATTCGGATTGCGTTCCGAGTTTGCAGTTTCGCGGTCAAGCAGGGTCTGGACCTCGGGGGCCGAGAAGACACCGCTGGCAGGCGTCTCGCGTTGCGACATTTCCCGTGCTTGGCGAAGGATTTGCGCATCAAGCTGTCTGTCGCCGGTTGAATAGGCGGCGGGGTTCTCCAGATAGCGCCAGAGTTCAATCGGGGGCATTCCGCCACCTAGATTGATAAACATCGTGCCGTTCTGGCCTTCGTAGATGCGACCTCTATCAGCCTCGATATTGGTGCGGCGCGCTTCTTCTCTGGTGAGCGCGATGTCAGCCGCTTGCTTCTCAAGGCCAGCGTAGGTGCTGGCAGCGCCCTGCAGGCCGAGGCCTACAGACGGCAGGAAGAACTGGCTGGGCGACGAAAGCATAGCCCCAACGCCGGATGCGAGAGAGAGCAAGGCGTTGCGGTTGACCGTCCCGTCCTCGTTGTAGAACATCTTTCCGAGGGTGGTGCGATCCTCATACGGCTTGTCAGAGGTCAGGATGCCAGCGCCAAGGCCTCTCTGATCTGCCGGAGGAGCCAAGCTTGCACCGCCAAGGCCGCCGGGAGTTGTGGAGTAGGAAACAAACTGGCCATCACCGCCCGGACCACCGCCCTCAACACGCTCCATCGCCGTCAGCATTGCGTCCCGCTGAGCGGGGCTCAATTCCGCAAGCGGAGTATTCGGGTCGACGCCAAGGGCGCTGGCCACCGTGGCGATGTATGCGTCAGTATTGTTGTTGTCTGCGCGCGGAGCGTACCGCTCAAGAGCGCCAGCAATGGTCTTTCCGGCATAACCGTCGGTCGAGAACAGAAGGGCTTCCTTGGCCGCCCGGCCCGCCTCGTAGGTGGGGAACACGGCAAAACGCCCATCGGAACCAACAGCACCATTGGCCTTGGCAAAATCACCAAACTCGATATTGCCGGGGTTGTTGTTGCGCCAGTTCCGCGCACCCTCACGACGCTCCACGGTTCCGTCGGGCAGGATGACGTCGGTGTACCCTTTCCCGGCACCGGCGACACCAGTGAAGCCAAACTGCTGTGGTGCTGCTGGGGGCTGCGTAGCGGCCACGTCGGGCTGGGATGCGGTAGAGATGGAGGTGGAGGCAGCGCCAAGGCCTTCAGGGCGCGCCTGAGGACGAATAGACGATGCGGGTGCAAGTCCGGGGCCCATGCGGCTATCACCAGATGCGAAGCGCATGGGGCTGGCTTCCGCACCCATTCTTGCATCACCGGCGGCAAAACGCATGGGGGATGCCTCGGCACCCATTCTTGCATCACCGGCGGCGAAGCGCATGGGGTCGGCAACCCCTACAGGGAGAGACCCCGCCGGGTTCATCAAGAGGCGTCCATATTCTGAGGGTATAACACCCTCAGACCGAGATGGCTCCATCGTCATGTTCCTGCGCGCTTCCAGAGCCGCCGCCTCTTCGGGGGTCTGCTCCAAGGCGCGCATGTCAGCCGCCGACAGGTCTCTCGGCTGGGGGTAAGGCTGGGCGGGTTCGTCGGCTCTGCGGCTTAACTCTCTGGCGCGTTCCATCGTGTTAGAGCCTGCGCCGAAGGCGTAATCGGCAGCTTCCGGCGCGCCAGCCGCACCAAGGCCCACCCCAGCTAGGTTCTGGGCACCCGCCGTGATACGGTTAGCAAGGGCGAGCGCACCCAAGGGCAGTCGGCGCGTCAGGAGATCGCGAGCGGGATAGGTGAACTCCGAAACCCTCTCACCAGCGGTTCTTTCGTCCTCAACCGTACCATCGGTAGCATACCCGTGGCGAACGACACCACCCTGATAAAACTTGTCCGCCTGACCGTAGTCAACGCGCTTCATGCCGTCAGAGCCGGTCATCACGGCGTCGGGATGCTTGCGCTCGACCTCATCAGCCATGAAGCCGATGTGCGTCTGTTCGCGGTCGTCACCCTTGTACTTGAACTTGTAGATCGGCATCCCGTCGTCGGTTTTCCCGATCCTGCGGATGTCGTGCTTCATGCGGCGGTCGGAGATGCCGAGGAGCGGAGCGATGGCTGCAAAACCAGACATTGCTGCACCAGCGCCGCCCAAAAGGCTTCCAAGCTGGGACGCGCCACTTGCCTGCTGGCCCGGCGCGGAGCCCGGCTGCATGATCTGGTTCTTCTTGCCTTCCTCTTGGGACTTCACCGTGTCGGAGAGGTAGCCCTCCTTTTCAACGGGGTTCTGGGCGGGCTTGAGGCCGCCCTCAAGGTAGGCTGGGCCACCAGAAGCATAGCCGACGACGCCACCAGAGGCATATCTTACGTCGCGCGCCTCCTCGGCACCAGCAAGGTTCCCCTCGCGTTTTTGGTTGCCCCAACGATCCTTGGCCCACTGCCAGTCCTCGTCTAGGCTTTTGATGCTCTCGCCTATTTTGGCTGCGGCCTCAAGTTGCTGTGCCATAGACATGCGCGCATTTGAGAGACCAGAGCTGTCAGCGATCATCAACTCACCGACAGGTAGGTAGGCCTGCGGGACATAGCCACCGACGCCCGGCTGAGAACCAACGTTTGAGCCATACGGACCAGCAACACCACCGCCACCGGCCTTGGTTGCTCGGTCATAGTCGACCGACTTGTAGCCGGACGGTTCGGTGTTCACCGCGTCAGGATTAACCTTCTCGACCTCGTCGGCCATGAAACCGACGTGGGTCTGCTCGCTGTCATCACCCTTGTACTTGAAGCTGTAGATCGGCAGGCCATCGTCAGTCTTGCCGATGCGCTTGATGTCGTGCTTCAGGCGGCGATCCGACCAGAACGAGCCGGGCTGTGTGGTGGTCGTGGTCGATCCAGACAACGCCCCGGTACTGGCCGCGATGTTCGCAAGGAACTGGGCCACTTGGAACGGATAGGCCTGCTCCTGCTGGAACTGATTGTAAAGCGCGCTGAGGCCAGCCTGCTCGGTCTGCTGACCGAGGGTGCCCGCGTTGATCTGCGCCTCTGCACCCTGAAGCCCAAGACCCTGAGCCATCTGCCCAAGGCCTGCCAGTTGCTGGCCACCGGAGAGGAGGCGGGCAAGGTTTGCTTGTTCTGCGCCGAGACCGAGGCCCTGCTGTTGCTGGGCCGTCTGCAGGGCCTGCTGATAGTTCTGCGCGTTCAGGCCAGCCAAGGTCGCGCCGGTCGCCATGCCCTGCTGTTGGGCAAGGTTTGCAGCCGCAATACCGGCCCGGTCGCCGCCGAAGGCCCCAGAGGAGATGGCGGTGCCGAGAGCGCCAGACTGGGCCTGCTCCTGTTCCTGACGCATGCGAGCCATCGTAGCGTTGATGACGTCCTGCTGGAACGGGTTCATGTATTTGCTGATCTCAAGATCAGCGGGGTTGGCCGACGCCATACCGGCCATGGTTGCTCCCGTGGCACCCGATAGGTACGGCTGGTAAGCCCCTGCGGCGGCGTTCACATTCCCAATACCCATCTGCTGCTGCTGGTTCAGCTGCGCAACGAACTTGGATGGGTCCGTGGAGTAAATCTGGAATGGCCTGTTTGCAACACTTTCAGCACGCGCATTGACCGCGTTGTACCGGGCAAGAACCTCCGGCGGGACAGTAACCTGCTGTGTCGTTGTTGAAGTTTTGCCGCCCATTAGGAGCCCCCTTCAGCCCCTTCATTGAGGCCAGTTTTTGCACCGTAGAGGAAGTATACACCAGCTGGTGAGCCAAATACACGCTCATAAAGCCGAATTTTTGCTTCCGTCCGAGAACTTGAAAGAACACCAATCGCCAACGGAACACCGAGCTTGTCTGCAGTCATCTTCGCGAATTCAGCGAGCTTTCTTGCCCTACCACCCTTCGCCGAGCGGTATTCAGGGTCAACGTAGATCACTTTTTCCTCAAGAATTATTTCTTTGCTGTACCACAGTTCGCCCATGCTGAGAAGGACTGCCCCTTCAACCTTGCCGCCAACCGGCCCTATGATCCCGCAAATCCCCGTCTTGACCGACAATGCGCCCCAAATAACACCGGCAAGTTTTTCGACGTCGGGATAAACAAATGCATTTTCCTGAGTGGCAGAAAATGCCCAGTCCATCATCGCGTTAAAGTCTTCAATTGTGCCAGTGCGAACCGCGACGTCATCCATCAGTTTAGTCCTTTTTGGGTCCCGGCAGTGATTGCAGGGTTCTGATGGTCTTTTTTCGCATTTTTTTCACAAAGGCATCAAGGACTTTGTGCCCATGATCCAAGTCGCCGTTGCCGATGCGCTCGACGTCTTCGGGCGGGATAACGTACTCTCCGCCAGCCGCAACGATTGGCACAGCGTCAACCTCACCACCGGCAGCGCGCTTGGGTGCAGGCTGGTCATAGGGCATCTCACCGCCGCCATATGGCATGGCACCCACGCTCTTGTCGTACGGCCCTGCCATGGAAAAGATGCTCTTTGCCACCTTGAACCCGGCCATCGAGTTGCCCTCACCCATGGCCGAGATGATGTCAGCCGGGATAACGTACGATCCAGAGGCAACGTGCATTGGCAGGTGATCGGTTCGTCCAGCCACTGCGGAGTGGATTGGGCCCTTGTGCGTTTTGATCCCGCCACCGCGCTTCATGCCCTCGCGAGCCGTGCTCAAGGCCGCCGCAACAGCCTGATCCTGCGGATGACCAGAGCGGACCATCTCGGAGATGTTTTTGGAGATAGTCTCCTGCGAGCTTCCGGGCTTCAGCGGCATGGTCTGTTCCTTACGAGTAACTGATGGTGACGGTTTGGCCAGTGCCGGGATGCACGACGATGCCGTTGTTGACCGGCATGTTGACCTCGACGATACCAATGACTTTTTCAATTGTGATGAGCTTGTCGGTCGTAACAGTCGCAACATCGGCATCATAAATCGCACCATCAGCGCTACCGGCAACAATGACAGAGACCCGGACAACGCGCCCCTGACCGTTCTTAATCACAGTCGGAGTGGTGATGTTGCTGTACACGTTGAGGCCTTGGACCTGAAGGTAGGTCTGGCCAAGCTGGTTCAGGGCAGTGACGATGTTTTTTGTCGCTGTCAGAATGTCGGAAAGTGATGCCATCAGAATTTCCCGTCAGGTTGGAAGCGGTATCGAATGTTTCCCAACCGCCAGAAGGAGCCAATGTCGTCACTCTCAATGCGGATCGCGACCAGTCGCCCCCTGATCCTCGGAGTGACATAGGTGCTCCCAGCTGTGACGACATGCACAGACGTCTTGGGTGTCTGGCCGGGGTAGTCGCAATACAAGAACGTGAGCCGCACTTCCGCGCTCTGGTCGCCACCGTATAGGCCCCACTTCATGTCGGGCCAGACCTGATCGACAAACGTCTTCAGGTCGCCCTCTTGCAGCGAAAAGAAGCCGGTCTGAACGTAGGCATTGATCGGGGAGCCGTCAGCGTCCTCGCCGACTTCGTGCTGGTAGATCACGCGATCTTGGCCAGCGCCGATGGGGGAGCCGAGAACCGATTGGTCGATCCATGCCGTTCTGGTTAGGGTTCCAAAGTCCCACTGGCCGATGAGGGTGTTGTACTTGACGTACTTTGTGGGGATGCCGCCAGAGCCATTGGTCGGATAGTACCACGCCACCTCGCCAAAGCGGGCGTTGGTCGCGCAGATGATGCGCTCGGGGTATGCGTCGTCGAAGTCTTGGAAGATCACATCCCAGATCGGGCACGGAATGGGTTGCACACCACCGCCACCAAGGGAGAAGAACTGGCTCTGGCTCATCCAGTAGACCGTTCCGCTGAGAGTGGCCGCCGCCTTTTGACCGATCAGGCCACAGCCGGTGCCAACCTCGTTGAAGGACCACACAAGCGGAAGATTGATATACTGCATCGACCACACACCAAGGTCCGTCCACAGAAGACCCTGTTGCGGTCCCTGCAGGCCACCGACGATGCGAGAGCCTTTGGGGATGCGGAACGAGCCAGCCTGATTGGTGACGGTGCCAACCCAGCTCGTGAAGTTCCCGATGTCGCACCAACGCACCAGCAAGGGGTCTTTGATGCCGTTGAAGGTGGAGCCGTACGCGATGATCTGCCTCTCGGGCATCGCCACGAAGCAACCCTCGTTTACCTTGGGGGCGTTCGGGACAATCGTGGACGACTGACCACCGTCAGTTGGGCTCCAATAGAAAATCTCGCCGTTTTTCGGGTTCGAGATCAGAAGCTCACCCCAGTTGTCCAAAGACCAGTCTGTCGCCCCGACGAACCCGAACCTGTTGACCACCATTGTGCCGGAGACGGTCTGGTTGCCGAGGGTGGATGGAACAATGAAGCTAACCGTGGATGTCGCACCTACGGTCTTCGCTGTCGTGATCCAGCTTCCGTTGTAGCCCGAAGGCGTAACCCCCGTTATGGTAATTTGGGAGCCGACCGGGATGTCGTAACGGCCAGAGAACGATACGGTCGCGAGCGTTCCGACGCACGTTGCGTTGGTCGTGGCAAACGATCTTGTCCCAGTTGCCGTGGTGCCTGTACCAAAGCCGCCCGAACCAAAGCCACCACCACCAAAGCCCACGGAGGGCGGCAAGGTGCTCTGCCCGACATAATAGGTGATCTCCGGCCTACCACCATTGATAGAGACCGTAGCGGCAGACCCAGCGTTGTTCTCCGCGACTATGACAAAGGTGCTTGTGGTCGGCACGCTCCGGATAAGGTAGTTTCCGAAAAGAGTTAGGCCGCCGACCGTGGTCGGGATCAGGATTGGGAACGTGGAGCCGACCGGGAAATTGTGATTGGCTAAAGTGACGGTCACCGAAGGGGAGCCGTTTACCGTTGTCAAAGTGGCGGTGGCACCACCGGCAGCGACAGTGCTGGTCGCGTTGATCGGAGCGCCGATGATGTTTGTGGCAAAGATCGAGTACCGGTTGGCGGTCGAGCCTTCACAGGCGTAGTACCCGAACAGCACCAGACCCCCGATGGAGACGTGCGTAGACAGGAATATGCTGTCGTAGTTCGTGATGTTCGAACCTGTGTCGTCGATCTCGACTTCGTCAGTGTTGATCGTCGTATTGAACGACATGGCCGGGCTGGCGACATACTCCTGAGGCGAGCGGTTGCTCAGCTGCCCATTCTCAATGTCGTAGACCCCGTCTTCTGAGCCAACCGCCAGATAGCTGTTGTCGTTTGTGTCTGCCCAAGCCCACAAGGCCCGCACCACAGCCGTCATGGGCTGGCTGTAATAACGCTCCCAGCCACCGATCTTCTGGGGCAAAGCCATGCCGTTTCGATCCGGCACGAACCGGATCAGGTTGCTTTCCGAGATAGCGGCCTCGTTTAGAGCCGGGGTGCGGTTCTGGTCGACGCCGGGGATGAGCTTCAGGGATGCGTGGGGCATGGTTTACCCCCGCGTCGGAGAGGAGATCGGCGACGGCGACTGCGACGTCCAGCCGGGGCCCTCGAACTTCTTCCGGGCTTCCTCGACCGAGGCACTCCTCAGGAGCGTCATGTACTGGCTTTCGTACGATTGCGCCATCTGCGGATCATCCGACTGCCGACCGAAGTTCCGCTGGTACGCCGAGATGTACACCATGGAGGCCATGATGAAGAGGTCGGGGAAGTACTGGCTGATGAACGTGGTGGTGTTCGATGCCGACAGGCTGTTCGGTCTGTACGTTGCCACCACCTCGACCCTGTAGGATGCGTCGGGCACGGGGCCGACAAAGAACAGGTTCTCGTTGAAGGGTGCAAAGTACTTGGGCTGACCCCGGTTTGCCGCTGCGCTCGATCCGTAGACCGCGTCCAAGAATTCCTTGGTGGTCGGCAGGAGGGTCACTCTGGTAGCGGTAGGGTCGTCCGGATTGTCGTTCCCGACAGGCAGGATCAGGTTCAGCTGCTCGGTTACCACGATGGTGCCGGAGTTGTCCGGCAGGGTCATGGGGAAGCTCAGGTTCCGGTTTCCAGCGGTCAGGCCGATGGAGGGGCTGTGGATAGAGGTCGACGTGAACATGAAGTCGAGATCGCGATACATGCGAAGCTCGGCATAGTCGATCATCGATGGCAGGATCGTCAGGAAGTTTGCGTCGGTAGGATCGACGACAGCCATCTCGGCGATCTGCGTCACATACTGGCTATAGTTCAGTCCGGGCATAGCGCCACCTCTAGGTTTGGGCCTACCTTACATCAACCGAGGAGTTTAGCCAATGTCTTAGGACCAGCCACGCCGTCGGCGGTCAGGCCGTTGGCCGCCTGCCATTTCTTCAGGGCAGCCTCGGTGCCGGGGCCAAAATCGCCGTCGGCTGCCAGACCCAGCTTGGCCTGCATCTTCTTGACGTCGTCGCCCTTGGAGCCACGGCGCAGGATGCCGCCAGAGGGGGGAGCAGAGGCGGCAGGGGGCGGTGCAGAGACCTTGCCACCCAGTGCGGCCATAGCCCGCGCGTAGCGCGCCTGACGGTCTGCCAAGCCGATGTCGCCACCATTGATTTTCTTGGTCAGTGCGGCCACGTTGCCGGTGTCGGCAATGGCGTTCAGCTTGTTGGTGTTCCAGAACCACAGGGCCGACGCCAAAGCACCCTCTTTGGTCTCCAGCCACTCGGCGGCCTCCTCGGCGGTCATGTCGTAATCTTTGGCAAAGCGGGTGTAGTTGTCACGACCGGTCAGCTGCTTCAGGCCACGACCACGAAAGCGCCAGCCGTCACCCGGCTGCACGTTGCCCAGCTTGGAGCCACGAAACTCGTCCATGTAGACGTAGTTGGCGATCTTCTCGGGATTGCGGGCGTACTCGGCAGCGTTGCGCTTGCCGGGTCCGAAGTAGCGCGGGAAGACCTTGTTCAGCGTCTCCTCGCGGTAATTCAGGTTTTCGGACAGGGCGTTGAAGTCCATGCTCTCATGGGCGCACTGAGAGATGAAGCCTGCGATCCGCTGATCGGTGGTGATGTCGTACTTCGGCAACGCCTTGTTCAGCTCATCACACCAAGCGGCGATCTCCTTGTTGGTCGGGATCATTGCGCGCAGTTGATCTACGGTCAGCAGGCTCATTTAAGTTCTCCTATTCGCACCACGAGGACTTGGCCTCACCTTTGTATGGGCGGGCAAGTCCCGCAGCGATAAGCATCTCAGACAGGCTCTGCTTGTCCAAGTAGACCTCGCCCAGCACCCGGCCACCGTATTTGTCCCACTTGAGGATCACGACCTCAGTCTCAAGGGCGTTGGCCACCGCGTTCTTGGTGAACTTGGTGGCATCCTGAGCTTTGGCGGCCTCAACATCGCACTGAGCGCGCGGTGCCTTCTCCGGTGTGTCGACACCCATAACCCGGATCGACAGCTTAGGCGGAAGGGGCTCGGGCAGAAAATCCACCACGATTTCGACCGTGTCGCCGTCAATCACGCGAGTGATCTCATAAGCATGGGCAGGCGCAGCCGTCAGAAGAAGCAGGGCAAGCCACTTCATTTTTTCGGCTTCCTGACGCGCACTTTCTTGGTGACCTGTTCGGGTGCTTTTTCCGGAGCGACGTCGATTGGTATGCCACCGAGCAGGTCACCTACGTTTCCGGTCGCGGCAATCTTGATGGCGTTCTCCACCGGGTCAGGCAGGTTCACCTTGTCCAGTACGGCGTCGACTGCCTTTTCTTTGACCTTACGGCCAAGGAACATTCCAATAATTTTACCGATCATTCGTCGGTCCCCCCATTGTTTTCATCACGTTTGCGGGTGTTGCCCGCTGCCATCACACCACCCAAGGCACCAGTGATGAAGCTGGCAATGGGCGTCAGGATGGAGAACAGGGCGCGGTCGTTCTCAGAGCTTTCGCCCAAAGGCTGCGTCACGAACACCAAACTGTATAGGATGATGAAGATGCTGCCGCCAAGGATCAGTGTCAGGCTAACGCCGACGAAGTAGCGCAGCTTGGCCTCGAGAAAATCGGGATCATTCTTCCTCATGGTGCAACCCCTCCGGTAAGGTCTTCAGCGCAGTTTTTGGTGCGAAGGCAGATTGGTGGCTGGCACTCAAGTGCACCCCAGTTGGCGGGGTCTTGGCATGGGTATCTGTACCAGCCGTCTCCGCTGAACCAAAACAGAAGGCCTATAGCCACGGCAGCGAAAGGCCATACCCAGTGTTCTAGTACCATCGCAGCCTCCCTTAACGGTGTCCTATTTTGCCAAGCTCCGCAGCAAGGCGTCGATCTTGTTGTCAAGGTTGTCCAAGCGGGTGATGACCCGGTTCATGTCGGTGTGCATGTCGGCTCGCGTGACGTACTCCTTGGCCACTTCCTCGCGGGTGCGGTTCAGAAGGATTTGCAGGCGTTTTACTTCTTCGACATGGTTTTTCAGCACCCAGCCGATGAGGCCGAGTGCTGCGCTAAGGCCGAGGCTCCAGAGTGTCTCAGGGGTCATCCGGCGTCTTCCCTCTTAGCAAATTCGGTAGATGGTGTAGGTGTTGGCCGCAGTCTTGCGGACACGGAACAGGCCGGATGCGGCTGCGGTGACGGCCATGCTGCCCGTGAGGGTCAGGCCAGCTGCCGTGCCGAGAGTTGCCGTCCCAGAGCCCGTGTTGATGACCGAAAAGTCGAAGGACATGTTGGTCGGGAACGTGGCAGGGAGGCCACCCTCGATGTCCGTGCCGGTCGGTAGGGTCAGCGTGGCCAAAGCGCCGGTGTACTGGATGATGCCCGTCAGAAGCTGCGCAATGGTCAGCGTGGAGGCAACGGCAATTGAGGTCTGCGCGGGCTGGTTGGCGTAGACCACGCCGGTGGTGATGCTGGCTCCGGCGACGTGCAGGGGCGTGATTGGGGTGGCCGTGGCGATCCCCACGTTGCCCGTGGAGGTGATGCGCATGCGCTCGGTCAGCACTGCGAGCGTACCGGCGGGGCGGGTGAAGAACCTGAAGTACCCGCTGACATCGTTGGGGACAGATATGGCCTCAACGCCAACTTGGAGCTGCGCCACGTTCACGAGGCCAGACCCATCGAAAGCGGAGTAGTTTGAGTTGCCCACAACGTCATTGGCGATCACGACCGCCGGTGACGCAATCGTACCCCTGTACTTCCTGAAGTTCAGGTTGGGTGGGGTGGCGTCCGTTGATGCCCTCGACGAAAGGATGCTCACCGTGCTGTCGCCCGAGACGTTCAGGATGGAGGACGTGGCGTTGTAGAGGTCCAAAAGGGATGTCGGGTTGTTCGTCCCAATTCCGACAAGGCCGGTAGAAGTAATCCGGATGCGCTCCACGCCGTTCGTTGAGGCTGCAACCGTGTCTGCGCCGGGCGACCAGATACCTGTGTTGAGATCACCAGTGAAGGTGATGGATGGTGCGGCTGCGGTGCCGAGGGCGAAGGAACCGGTGCCAAGGGTTGGCGTCACAAGGGTGGGCGAGTTCGACAGGACAACAGAGCCAGTCCCGGTTGACGTCGTTGTCCCGGTGCCCCCGATGGCCACCTGCAGCGGGAACGACACGGGAGCGCCGATCTGGAAGAGCGCACCAATCTGATTGAGGCTGATCTTGACCGAAGACCCGGCCTGCACAGCCTCGAGAAGCTCCGCACCGGACAGACCTGCCACAGCTGGGAGGTTGGGGATTTGAATGTTCGACATCAGATCGGACCTGTCTCTGGAACGGTTGTGTTACCATACGGCAAACCGGGATCGCTGTCACCGGGGGCGTTGGGGTCAGTGCCGGGCTGCTGGTTGAGGCTGCCGTTCGCGAAGCCGGTCTGCTGGGTGACGCGGTTGTTGTTATTCTCGGTGATGCGGAAGTCACCGCCGGGCACCGGGATGCCGGTCTTGGCGTTGACCGTATCCATGCCAGAGGTCACCCGGTAATCGGTCGACAGGTTGGCGTAGTTCTCGGGACGCGGGTTCATGATCGGCGGCGGATCGCCCGGCAGGATGATGGAGCGCAGCTGTTGCTGCGGGGTGTCCATGCAGCTGCGGCACACCAGAAGGTTCTTCTTAATCATGGTCGCGCCAGCCCAGTCGTACTGGAAAGCTAGATCGACGTGATTGTAACGACCGCCGCAGCGGTCGCATATGGCGTGTGCCTGAGGGTTTCTGGACGATGTTCTCGCCCGTCCGGCCTTGGATGCGTATCCCATGGTCAGTTCCTGAAGTAACCGCCAATCATCGGCGAGAGGTAGGTATTGACGTTTTCGACGTTCTGCGCCGCAGCAATGCCATAGCTCTCATCCGCCTGAGCCTTCAGGGGCACAGCCATTTGAGGGTTCCAGATGCGAGCAAGGCGGTACGTCAGGCCGTCAGCGAAGGCTTCCATCCACAGATACGGGATTTCCACGTTCTGCCCGTTGGCAAGATCGGCGTCCTGAAGGCGGCGCACCCGGTAATAGCGCAGGGTGTACTGGCCAGTCGCCGCCGGAACCTGCCACAGGGTTATGTTTGGGGACACCAGTCGGTCGAACCAAAACACGGTCGGAAAGCCCTGCTGATCCTTCACGGAGTACGATGCGTATTCCGTACGGCTCACTGGCATGATGGGTCGGTCGACGTTGCCGGTGCGGATGTAGGCGTCGAGGATCATGACGGTCGTGGGGTCGACCGGATAGACCGCCTGCCCTTCAACCAAAGGCTGCTCGATCAGATCGACGGCCCAGAGGTTGACCCCTTGGTTTGCCCACCGGGCAAGCATCATGTTGGTCGCCATGCGGGCGCTTTCCATGTGCTCCTGCACGATGGAGGTCGGGCGGATACCGATGTTCATGTAGGCGTAGATCGTGATCTCGCCCAAGCTCGGGTTGAAGTCATAGGTTCCGCTTGTCGACATGGTCAGCAATCCCACTTTCTCAAGGACAAGGCTTTCCTTGTCGGCTTGCCGCCTTCATCCTTCATCGGACCCGGCATTCCGGACATTCTAGCACAGAACGATTTCTTGCGGCCAGCGTCCTCTTTGGTCTTGGGATTGGGCGCAGGTGGCTTCAGGTTCATGCCTTGGGCTTTGGCTGACGCCCTGCCCTTAGCATTCAGGCCTCCAGAGGGGTCTTTCCCCTCCTTACGGGTCCACGCAGGGGTCTTGGGCATCAGCCAACTCCTTCAGTTTGAGGTCACCACGGAACGCCGCTGAGGACCACGGGGTTCTTCTGACCTTCGATGTTTGCAGCCAGAGTCTCTTCGGTGGCGTCCTTGTCGACGCCGTCCGCCCAGACCCACTCCAGCACGTCGTCCTCGGTCAGGTCTTCGTAGGGAATGAAGCCCGGTGCCTCGGGGTCGGGTGCGGCGAAGCTCGCGCTACCATAGGACGACGCGGTGTAGTCATCGTCAACGGCGGTCGCGGTCCAGTGGGCAACGATCACACCACCGTCAGCAACGATGCGGTCGAGCTGGATGATGTTCCAAGTGGTGGTTGTGGTCATTCTTCCGTATCCTTCTTCAGGGAGGTGGTCAGCATGCCCATGAAGGCCTCACGGCCAACCTGCAGCTGGTCCAGATTGAAGCGCGTCGAACCGATCTTGCGGTCCAGATCGGCCACATGGTTGATGAGAACCTTCTGCTCGTCGGTCAGCTGGTCCTCGGTGTAGTCGACGTCGTTGATCGTGATGACGGTTGGTTTTTTCTCGGCCATCGTGATCTCCTTTCTTGGTTGGGGTTATGATGCGATCCGTGTGAAGGACCAGTTTACGGTTTGGCCTGTACCGGACGTCTGCGTCACTTGGACGTTGGAGCCGGACAGGGTGATAGTGAGGTTGGTCGCGTTGTTTGCCACAATGCGGCCCGTAGAGCCATCCCACAAGACTGTCGCGAACGAGGCGTATTGGGCTGCGTCACCGCTGTTGTTGATCATGGCGACGACATCATACCGCCCACGGTTTCCGGCGGTGATCGAGAAGGCCGTTGCAGCAATCCCGTTAGTGGTGGCAACCCCCCCGGAGGCCGTCCTGAAGCCCCCACTCACGCTCAGGGCAGTGTTGCTGGCGGAGCCGGTTGTGGCGGTCGTACCGACAAGCAGGTTGCCCGTGTTTTCAATGCGCATGCGCTCTGCGCCCGCCCCACCATTGCTGGTAAAGAAGCGCGTGAAGGTGTTGCCACCGCTGGAGCGGGCAGAAATGTTCAGGTCCCCGTTGGCGCTGTCAAAGGCAATGACACCGGCAATGGCAGCGGGTTCAGAGTAGGTGCCGGATGCGGTTACAAAGATGCTACCGCCGTTCACATTCAGTCGCGCGGCTGGGGCCGTCGTCCCAATGCCGACGTTGCCACCGGTCCCGTTGATCGTGATGTCTCTCGAAGCGATACCCTGTTGAACCGCCTGTATATCGACACGGTTATTGGCGTTGTCCAGAATAATGGTGAACTCTTTACGGTTCGCGCCACCCGGACTGTCGGCCATCCTAAATGTGCCATTGCCAGTGGGTGCAATGAGGTTTTGAGTAACCGACCCAGCTTCAACGTGGAGCCTTCCAGAAGGGGAGGTAGTCCCAATCCCAAGGTTGCCTGCGGTATCAAGGCGCATACGTTCTACGCCCAAGGTTCGCGCAACAAAGTTGTCACCCAGAGCGCCGATTAGCGGACGATCCGTAGTGGTCGTATCAAGGAACCCGATGTACGAACCTGTGTTTACCGCCGAGGTGAGCGTGGAAACTAGGTTGGTTCCAGCCGCCCCGACCACGCTCAGCCGCGCTGAGGGGCTGCTCGTTCCAAGGCCAAGGTTGCCTGCGTCGTCGATGCGCATGCGTTCCACACCATCTTGTCCGGCGTTTCGACCAGACCAAATTGAAAACGCGCTGACGGCGGCGGGCTGGCCAATAACCCAGTTGGCGATGCCGTTTTGGGTGAAGACCACCTGCGATCCAGTTTGAGCAGATGTTGATTGATTAGAGATATTAGCAAGGATACCGCGTGCTGGGTTCGGGCGGCCTACTGTGAGCCTGTAGCCATTGGTGACCGTGTCACCCAAGGCAAGGTCCCCTGCGCTGTCGAGGCGCATACGCTCGGAACCGCCGGTATAGAACGTGGTGAAGCGGCTGCTGTCGGCAAAGAAGCGGTTTTCGCTTGCGTCCCAGTAGATGTAACCAGCCCGAGTTCCAGCGGTCCTCAGTTCGATGCGGGTGTCGCCAACGCTGCTGTCGAACACGGAGTTGATCGATCCACCACCCCCAAGGACGTGAAACCGCGCCGAAGGAGACACCGTCCCAATCCCGAGGTTGCCACCCGCATCCAGTGTCATTACCTGCGTGGACGAGATCGGGTTCCCAGCAGTGCCAGAGGGTGCAGTGAACCAAGTGTGAGAGCCAACGCTCGTTTGCTCGTAACGAGTGGATACGCCAGTTCCGGCATATCTCCATGTCGTGTCAAAATAGGCGTTTGATCCGATAATCGCCTGAAGATTTTGACCAAAAACGAAGCTACCGTTCGGGGCTCCGAGTTGCAGGGTCCTTCCAACGCCCCATGGGTTTGGCGTCATACCAATCCCAACGTTACCAGACACATCGATCCACATGCGCGAGGTGCCGTTTGAGGCCAAGACCAAGGCATTTCCAGCTCCGGGTCGGATAACGGTTGATGTTGCGTCCGTAAAGAAGTCGCACAGGCTTGTCAGGGCCGTGTTGGAAATCCTGATTGCGCCTGAGGTCGATGCGCTCACTTGCAGGGTGGTGTACCCAGCGCCAAAGTTGATCGGCACGCTCGTCCCGATACCGACGTTGCCCAATTCGGTGATCCGCATGCGCTCGGTGCCAGCGTTAGCAAATGCGAGAGTTGCGCCACCAATGGTCGTTTGCGCATCAAGCAACACACCTGCGTTTTGGTTGACGTTAGTGAAAGTGGACACTTTCAAACCCCTATTCGGGGTCCCTCCACCTGCGTGTAAAACAGCAACAGTAGAGTTGTCTGCTTGGTTATTCACGGTCAAAGGTGCATTAGGCACACCCGTCCCGAGACCCACGTTGCCAGTCGCGCCGTCCACGAACAGCGCGTTGATGTTGGTGTCGCTCTCCACCCGGAAGTCGACGTCGGCACCGGCCTCGTTGACGACAAGAGTGCCCGCCGTGCCGTCCATGTGCTGGAGGACGTCGTTGATCTTGGTGCGGACGCTGAAGCCGCTTTCGCCGTTGCTAAAGGTCGCCATGGTTTACACTCCGTCGTTCCAATTGAGGTTGTCTACCCAAGTGTATTGATCCTGCCACACACCGTTCCACAGAACATACAGTACGCCGGTCTTGTTGCCCAGCCACTCCTCGGTGTCCAAGATCATGGTGTTGCTCAGGTTGGGTCCGAACCGCACGATGATGCCGTAATCGCGACCCCTGAAGAAGACCGAACTCCCTCCACGAGCGCCGATGTAGAGCGGGTATGCCCCGTAACTGCCGGTGCCTTGGTCGGCAGACGATGTGGCAGCCTGAACACCGTTGACGCGCAAGGTTGTTACGTCGGCGGAGATATCGCCGAGGCCCGTCAGGATGTTGCTGATGGGGGCCGTATACCCGGTTGGGGCTACGGCGGCGATGGCCGTCCCTGCAGACGAGAACTGATAGTTTGCAAAGGCACCTGAGGGTGCCAGCAAGTTGAACGCGCCGGGGAAAGAGAAGATGCTGGAGCTGAACTCCGCCACCATACCGGATGCCGCATCCGACAGTTTTCGCGTTCCGGCGAAGATTTGCATTTCGTCGGTGACGAGTTCTTGGACGGAGACGTTGTCGATGGACCCCGTGAAAGCCCCGCCAGCCCCATAGGCGATAAAGGCCACATAATTCACCTCGGTCGCGGTGACGGGGATGGAGTATGTGCCACTGGCGGTGATTGTGGCGGGTGCCGTCACGCCGCCAAGATACCAGCGGACGCCGCCGGAAATGATGTTTGCGGTGAAGGTGAGGCGGTACGTTCTGCCGGTTGTGGTGATGTTGTAGGTGCTGCGTACGTCGCCGAAGCCGGACGGAATTGCGGCGTTGGCAGAACCACCAGAAATGGACCACCCACCATTCACAGACCACCCCGTCGAGCCCTGCGAGAAGTCCCCGTTCGACACCAACTCCGGACCCAGCGGGGGGTTCAGGGAGGGATTAATCGTGGGCGTCACATAGGCGTCGTTGTCGTACTCAAGGTAGTGCACCGTGGGCACACCCGCCTCGGTGACGTCCCACTCGGTGGTCACGCGCTGGTAGGGGTTCAGGATGGAGCCGATTTCGAGCTGCGCACCCCAGATGAAAACACCAACAGGCCCGCTGACATTCCTGTCCTGCCAGCCCGCTGCGATCTGAGTTGCCGTGTACGTTGCGGAAAACCGCTGCCACGTCGAGGTGACGGTGAAGGTTCCAAGGATCGTGCCGACGTTATTAACGAGGTTTATGACGCGCGTCCCACTGGCGACACGCATCCACACGCTTTCAGTGTAAACGGTCCCAACGGTTCGACTACCTTGGTTGATAGCCTGAAACTGAGCGGAGAAGTTCAGCAAGTCGGCAGTCAGGGTTCCGTCCGGTGCCACCGCTGCGTTCGGCGTTACTGTTGGCTTTGGACCAACTAAGTTCGTCCACACAGGATTGTCGAACTGCTCAGTCCAAATCAGCAAATTCCGCCGCCCACCGTACGGCTCAATGCCGTAGGTGCCACGGGTTGCATCGCTGACAGCCGTAGCGTGGTTGCCTGCGATCTCGCGGACGGAGAAGTTGTCCCAGTCGTTTGTTTCCCCAGAAAGGGAGGCAGTGGACGTGCTGACAGTGACGAAGGATGTAGTTGCTGTTGCCGTAAAGACGAACGTGTATGTGCCCACAACGCTGCCGAGGTTAGCGTTAAAATACTCGGAGCCCCCGGCTGTCGATCCCAGATAGACAAAACTGTTTCCTGTCGCCCCGTCCGCCACAAACGTCAAAGTCAATCTGTAGGTTCGACCAACTACTGTCGAAATCTGAGTGCCAGCACTTGCACCTAGGCTGCTTGTGATTACCGTAAGGCGAAGCGTCCCGTTTACCACCGACAGTGTGGCGTTGACTGGCGTCCAACCCGTGGTAGTGCCGCTGGAAAAGTTTCCATTTGCCACCAGCTCCGGCCCTTGGGCCAGCTGTTGAGACTTGTCCAAGCGAAGGCCGACAAGCTGACCCGGAGTGGTCACAGGCGTGGTGCCATTACGATCTTGGAACATAGTGTTCAGGGGGAAGCGCTCGACAACCCCAGCGTTCACGGTGGTGATGGCTTGGTAGGGGGTGGTTACGGAGCCGACCTCAATCTGCGCACCCCAGATGAGGACATCGGAGGTCGTCGCACCGGCATACGAAGGACGACGTGTTGTGGTGTCGGTGTTGTTGGTGAAAACAATTTGAGCGCTTGCGGCACCGGCGGCGGCAACCGACACAATAACCGAGCATCTGTACCATCCGGAACCAACGCTAGAAATTGTCGCAGTCGCTCCAGATGTGAAGCCGACCGTGCCCGTGGACAAATTGAAATTCGCATATCCAGTGGAGGCACCACCAAATGTTACCTGCATCCAATCTGGCGCAGTTGCCCCGGTCCCCTTTTTCAGGAAAACGGAAAGCACATGCTGAGTTGCTTGAAGAGTTATTGTCTGCGTAATTGCGTGCGTCGACGTTACAGCGGTCTCGGCGCAGAGCTCTGCGGTAAGGGTGCCGTCTGGGGCAATAGCTGTGTTTGCGCTTGGTAGCGTGCCCTCCCTCAGCCACACCACATTGTCGAACTCCTGCGTCCACGTCAGCAGGTTCACGAGCCAGTTGAGGTTGGCCACATCGGACGGGTCCAGCCAGACGCCCTGCTCACCTCTGGAAAACAGGGTTGCCGGGGTGAACGACGTCGACCCCAGCATCATGGTGTTCAGGCTGATGGTGCTACCAATGAGCATATCAGTACAGCGCCACCAAGCTGGCTGCGGTGGTTCCGGTGGCGTAGACGCGCGTCACCTGAAACGGGTAAACGACGCCCGCCAGAAGGCCGACGAAGAGGATCGATGCCCCGGTGTCAGGCAGTTCGGCGGTGATGTTGCCAGCGCTGCCGACGTAGATGCCACGGGTCGGCTGCTCAAACACGACCGTATTGCTCGGGGTGATTGCGACAGCGCGATGCGCGGATACGGTGGCATCAGCTGTAAGGTATGCGGCAGATGGCATTTGATTTCTCCAGAATGGGGGTGGGAGGGGACGATGCCCCTCCCTTTACTTCACTTTGGCGGCGGCTGCCGACATCAGCGGCATGCCGTGCACGCTCGCACCACCAGTGACGGTGCGATTGCCGGTGGCGACGTGAGGCGAGCAGTTTTCCGTCTTGGACGGCTTGCCCGTGGAGACCGTCTTGTTGACAGCCATGGCGGGTTTTTTGTTACCAACGCGCATTGATGTCACTCCCCTTACGGCAGGTCGTGGGCTTGGATGTAGCGGACGGTAAGCGTGCCGACGCCCGAGCCCGTGTTGGCGGACAGGACCCAGATGCGGTCATCCGTGGTACCAGTGTCATCCCACAGGCCAGCGCGCGTTGCGTCAGCGCCGGGAACCATGGACACCAAGCCGAGCGGTTGGGCCGTCAGCGCGCAAAGCTCGTTGGCCGTTGCGGAGATGCCAACGCTCATGGTCTGGGCAGCGCCAGTCCAAGCCACCGTGTTGAGCATCTGGATGTTCACGATGTGGCTGTTGGCGGGCAGCACGATCTGGGTGCCCAGAGCGGTGGCAGTGCCAGCCTGCGTGATGGGGACGGTCTGGATCATGACCACGGAGCCGACGTTGCGAACGTCTTGCCCGAGAGTGGTGCCAGAGGTGTTGAGGATGTTTCCAGCCCGGATCGGGCCCGTAAAGGTAGTCTTGCCCATAAGGGTCTCCTTTGCACAATGATGTGGATCGGTCTGTGCGGGTCCGCTGTGCGGTCCAATCCATCATTCAGACTGTACCACATGACTATCCAAGTAGGCAATCGCGGCTTTGAGAACCGACCGGCTGTCCTTGAATTTGCCCAAACCGGTATTGCAATCAGAGCAAAGAAGCCCCCGAACCGCCCCAGTGGTGTGGTTGTGGTCCACGGCCAAGGCCTTGACCTTTCCACCACGCGTCTGGGTCTCGGGTCGCCCGCAGATGTCGCACTTATTGCCGCGCTCCACCACCATTTGGATATAGTCGGTCAAGCTGATACCGAAGGTCCGCTGAAGGTGGTTATCCTTCCAAAAATCAGGAAATTTTTCACGATGACGCTTCATGTATTCAGCGGTGTTGCGAGCCTTGTCCTCAAGGGAGTTTGCGACCCTGAGGTTTGAAATTTTGAGGTTTGATGGGTCGCCATCCACAAAGAAAAGTTTTCCCGTTGGCCACTCCCCGTGGTTTAGGGCCCAAGCGGCTCTTGCGGCGGTGAAGTCAATTTTGTGGAGCCGAATGTACCGATAGTCGGAGTTTGATCTGCTGCCCGCTTTCACGGAGCCCGCTGGTGATCCCACTATAGTGTTTTTGGCTGCGCGCTTGATCCAAGTGATCGAACCTGTCTCAGGGTCATACCGAAGAAACTCGCGCAAGGTTTCTACGGGAAGGTGTTTGATGTAGGGCATATCTTTCCTCCAAGTGCCATAGTCGTTTTATAACGACACTGGTTTTGAAAGTCAAACGATACGCCCTACACCTTTCTTATTTGGCGTTAATCAGCTAAGTAGCTGATTAGCTTGGGAAACTCCCAAAAATAGAACGCCAGTTATAATAGCCGAAACTATACCGCTCGTAGCCTTTTACGAGGAGGTTATCTGTCACGAAATCGACTTGCATGTCGGTTTCGAACTTCACACGCTCCATGTACGACAGGCCATCGATGTTGGTCAGCAGGAACCAAGCGCCGGTCGAGGTCAAGAAGTCGTTGACCATGTAGCCTTCCGGCAAGCCGCCAGCGGTCGACATGATCGCGTTGACGTCGTTGTCGGCGGTGCCCGGACGCAGTTCCGTCTTGGTCAGGCGGATTGCGACGGGTTCCAGCTGCGGGGGAACAACCAGTTTGCGGCCACGAGCGAAGACCTTCAGGCCTGCCTGATCGCGGAAGTTGGTCCGGATCGAGATCATGCCGTTCAGCAGGGTCGCTTCGTTCAGTTCAACATCCGTGGTCGGGCGGTTTGCAACAGTGCCGCCGTCGATGGGGTGGTTGGTGGCAATCAGAGCCACGCCGTCGCCACCGACTGCAGCGTTGTAGGTAGTCGCCGTGTTCAGGATGTTTGCGCCGTAGATTTCCTTGGTCTGCTGGAAGCTTTCGACCAGACCGAGGTTCGACGGTGCGAACTGGGTTTTGTACAGGTTATCGTCGATGGCTTTGCGAGTGATCGCATAGCCAAGGCCGATTTCCGTGTGCTCTTGGTTGTAGATGAAACGCTCACCAGCGCCGTTGTCGAACGACGTCTGAGCGCCTTCCGTCTTCAGCTGCGCAAAGCCGAGGAAGCGCATCTCGGCGGTACGCTCGAGAGCCATCTTCGAATTATGCTTGGTGAAGATTTTGTCGTACTGAGATGGGATCATCTCGTACTTGCCTTCAACCCCACGGAGGCCGGGGAGGAGAAGGTCTTTGATGGCACTAAGATTGACAGCCATTTTTCAGTTCTCCTTACACGCCAGCGAAGTTGCGCGGCATCGCGTTGTTGAAGCCAACGACCAGTTCGTTGTAGCGATCAGCAACGTCGAAACCATTGACCGACCCGAACGGCGAGGACTGGCCGGGCAGGAAGTTGGCAATTGCGACGATGCGGAACGGCAGGAACGAGTTCGCGGTGCCACCAGCTTGCGAGCTGGTTGCTTGGTCTGCGAACATGGTCGAGAGGCCGGTTGAGGTGCGTCCGTTGGTCTCGCCGGTGGCAAGGCTGTCCTGCCAGTTGAACGAGATGTTCTGACCAACTTGGTTTTGACCCATGGCGGTAGCCGTGGTGGACGAGTTGGCGGTCTGAACAAGGAAGCGAGCGTTCGGATCGGTGATGACGTAGGCTTCCACGTCGGTGGCAGCGTCCGAGCCCGGCCAGTAGTTCGACCAGTTGGTGCGCTTTTGCGAGACCGAGAGGTACTTGCAGCCCGCGAACACGCCAGCGACTGGCACGAACACGGTGACCACGGGGGTCGAAGCCGACGAGGTTGCTGCAGCGGTTGAGCCGCTGTTCGCGATCACAGCCGTGGTTGCAGTGGCCGAGGTGATCGTGAACGCGCCGTTCGGGACGCCAGTGGCGTTCGAGACGACGACGACAGCGCCAACTGGGGGTGCCCAAGTTGCCGAGGCGAAGGTGGGCAGGTTGGCGGTGGCGCTGGAGATACCGGTGAAGGTGATCGTCATCACGCCGACAGCGGTCGTCGCAATGCCAGTTGCCGAAACCGTCAGGGTGACAGGGCCGGTTGCCTGAGCAATATAGCCGGTGCCGAGGCCGGTAGCGTTGGTGGCCTGCATGACGGGGTCGTTGAAGAAAATCGGGGTCGTATTGCCGGAAGCAATCGAAGCGACGGTCTGCTCATAGGTCGGAGCCGAACCTGCGCCTGAGTACTGGGCGAAACCGAAAGGCGCAAACGTATTTGGCATTCGGATGTCTCCTTTTCAGGAGGTCCATCATCGCGCGCCGGGGCGACTTTAGAACCGGGGGAGGGTTACCTCCCACGCCGGGGGGAGAGTGAGCGTATATTGTCACGTCACACCCTGATTGTCAAAGACAAGAAAAAACCTGCCTTTAATCGTTTTTTTGTTGGGGTTTATCATCGGCCACCCCGTTCATAAAGGTTGAAACGTACGGTTCAAGAGCGTCCCACGCGTCTTGAATGGCGGGAGTTCCCTCCCGCCGTATCGCTTTTCTCAGCCTGTCGATCTTGTTGTAGATCGTGACGGCGCGGATCATGCTTCAGGGATGGGCATCGCCTCGTAGCCCTTCTTGATCTTCGCCAACTCGTTGCCCTTGTTGGAGCGCTCGAACTGACCAGCCGGGGCTGCAGAAAGCTGTTCTTCCTTGGCGCGGACCTGCAGGCGAGCGCGGCGAAGCTCCAGCTGGCGAACCTCTTCCGTGATCTCCGCCGGGCGCTCCATGAGAACCATTCCCTTGCGGGTGATCTCAAGCTCCTTGTAGCCGGATGGCATCATCTCGGGGTGACGAGATGCCGGTACGGGCTCCCAACCATCGCGCGCCAGCTTGACTTGGTGGGCCGGGTCTTCTGCGCCGAGGATGCTCTTGGTCTTCCACTCGTAAGTCCAGCCGTCCGGAATGACGCCGGGCTCGACGAAAAACTCGTCGGTGCCGTCATCCATGGTGCCATCGCGGTGGGCGCGAAGCTCTGCGGCCTTACGGGCGGCCCTCTCGCGGGGGCTTTCCTCGGCTACGGGTGCCTCGGGGCGCATCGCGGGGCGTACACGCTCAAATTTATCGCTCATTGCAGCTTACCTTCCTTCTGGAGTGCGATTTTGTTCTTGGCGTAGTCTTCGTGCTTCATGTTCATCATGTCGGCCATTTCACGCTCCGCCGCCGTCAATCGTACGACGTTCGAACGGTTCGATCCACCACGGCTGACAGGTGCTGCCGCCGGTGCTGCATCGCGGCGAGCCACAACCTTGGCCGCCGACGACGATGCGTCCTCGTCACCACCCGGTGCCGCAACCTTTTTGCCGACGTTCAGGGTCTGCTCGATTGCCGAGAAGTACCCATCGGTGTCCGGTGCGTGACCATCAGCAACCGCCAGCTCGTGCGCGGCGATCATTTTGCGGTTCAGGCGGCTGTCTTTGACGAACTCTGGATGGGCGCGAACCCATTCCGCTGAGCGAGGTGTCAGGCGGGCGGCGAAGGCCTCGACCGGGTCTGCCGATTGCGGGGGCAGCGGTTGCACCTTGGGGCGCGACTTCATCGCCTCAAGGCCGTTTTGCAGCTGCTGGAGCTGCGTTGCGGCCTCGTTGATCTCGTCGTTGATGCTGGCGGCTCGCTCGAACTCGCCAGCGCGCAGGGCCTGAGCGTAGTTTGCCCTCAGGATTTCCTTGTCGCGGTTGAGCGTCTGGATCGCGTTGGTCACCAGATGGATTTCGCTCTCGTCCTTGTCGATGCGGGCCGACCGCTCACGCTCTTCGGCCTCACGAGCCATGCGCTCCGCAGCCTCACGGCGCGACCGCTCAGCCTCAAGTTGGCGCTGCAGATCAGCAATGCCATCCTCGGGCTTTACGATCTTGACCTCTTCAGCAGCCTCTTCCGGCTGGTCCTCGACCTCTAGGGTGATTTCCAGATCGTCTTGGTCTTCATTGTCAGACATGAGTTGTCTCCTTACCAGACTGCGTCGGGGTGCGGAATTCGGCCCCTGATGTTGATGTCGTCGAAGATGCGGCAGAGAACACCGTTGACGGTGATCGACCAGCCGTCAGACGGGCGGAAAACCAGCCAATCGTGGTCTTTGAAATCGAGGCCGGAGAACCAGTTGCCGTCCTGCTCGAACGCCTGTGGGCCGGTCTTCACGAGGAGGCCGACCTTCGACTGGTAGCGGTCCTCATCGGTGTGCTTGTCCGTCAGGTAGAGGCCGGACTTTGTCTTCTGCGGGCGGATATAGACCGCCAGAAGGACTTGGTTGTGGAACAGTTCAATCTCGGAGAGGTCGCCCAGCTCATCGAGGAGCTTGTTTTTGGGGTCTTCCTCGTGGCTCATCATCATGTGCGGCATTTGGTTCCTATCGCTTTTTCACGTTGGTTTCGGCCTCGTCCATCAGGTCGAGGATTTCAGACTGCTCATTCAGTCTTCCGACGTATTCACGGTATTGATCGAACGTCTTGACCGCAAGGCCGGACGTTACATTCTCGATCATGTTTTTTCTACGATCTTCAATGAGCTTGGTCAGCTCGCGCCGAAAGGCGTCCAGTGTCGTAAGCATGTGTCATCCTGATGTTTATTTGCGGTGCGGTCCCCGGCAGAGGGAGGTGTTGCCGGGGACCGCGAGAGAAGGTCAGGCGTTTTTGCCGTACTTCTCAACTTTCTCAAGGCGGCCCTCGCCGGAGCCAGCGCCGTACTTCATCTTCGGGTACACCTTGCCGCCATCCTTGCGAGCCATCGGCATCGGCGGACGGCCAGCCATTGCGCCACCCGGAGGCATAGCGCCAGCGGCACCGGCCAGAGCTGCGCCGAGACCCGGAGGCATACCGCCGGGGGCGGGCATCGGCATCGGAGGAGCGGCTGCAGCGGCAGGCATCGGCATCGGAGGACGCGGCATCGGCATCGGCTGGGGAGGCATCATGCCTTCCTTGGCTTCACCGCGCGGCGAGATGATGATGTTGATGTTGGTCTTGCCAACCTTGCCACCAGACTTGCGAGCGGTGCGCTCAGAGGCTTTGAACGCCTCAGCAGTCGGAGCGCCCTTGGAGCCCGGCTTGCGCATCTTCTCCTTCGAGCCTTCCTCGATCCGCTCGCGCTTGGCGTGGATGTTGGCGTAGAGACCGCCGCCGGACTTCTTTTTCGGCGCGTCATGCTTCTTGTCCTCAGGCGAGGCTTCCCACTCCTTCATGGACATGCCGTGCTTCTTGGCCAGCTTCTTGTCTTCAGCCACGTCCTTGGCCGAACCCTCGACCATGCCGCCCTTCTTCTTGGCTTCACGGCCACCAGTGTCAGGACCGGCGGACGAAATCGACCCACCAGAGGCCTTCATTGTCTTGCCACCATGCTTGCGGCGGGTCATGTCGCCCTGACGACGCTGCTCTTCTTGCATGAGCGCGTTGCCCTTGTCGATTTGGTCTTTGCCGGGTTTGAAGGGGTTGCCATCGGGCTTTGGCAGGGGCTCGTAATGGTCCAAAGAGGACTTCATCATGCCCTCACCCTTCTTGGGGTCCATCAGGCCGCCACCCATCTTGGCAACGCGACCGCCGGTCTTGAGTGCGCCGACGTGCTTCTTGCCGTCGCGCTCCTCGTTGGCGCTCTTCTGGTCGGTGTTGGCCAGACCGATCTTGCCGCCGTTCATGCGGGGCTTGCGGTCAGCGCGGGGCGCGCATTCCATGCCCTCAACCTTGCCGCCGGTCTTGAATGCGCGGCGCGAGATCGGGCGCATGCCCGTCTTGACTTCGGTATTAAGCGGTTCGGCAGGGGTAAAGGTCGAGCTGTCGACCTTGGCAGGCGAGGAGGTCGCAAGGCGTTTGGCCTTGTCCTTCATCGCTGCGCGCAGAGTTTTGGCGTCCATTGCGTTCTCCTCGAGGTTATCCGGCGTCCCGGTCGTGCCGTGCAGTATAGCGCGAAGTGAGAGACATTGCACGGTCGATGTGCCCCTGACCCCGAACAGGCTTTTTCGTGTCGCACGACTTCAGCCAGTGCTTGAATTCCTTCATCGACATGCGGACCACGGCGCGCTGCCGATCTGCCCCCTTGCCGTCGGAAAAGCCGTCACGGTACGCCTTTGTGGCGTCCTCGCGGGTCCGATACCCCAGCATGACCTTGTGCTCATCAAAGTCGCCGGTGCGCAGATCGTGCTGGTCGATGATGAAGACGTGGTCGCTCTCGCTGTCCGGGCCAATGCAGACGTCAACGTGGTCACCATCCGCACCCTCGGTGCGCTTGATGTAGCCGTAGTTGTACGGGAGCTTGACTGACCACTTCTGTCCATTTGGGTCTACGCCTGACCGCGTCTGACCCTTCATGCTCTCGAGGGTGATCGGCAGGCCTTGGAAGCTAATGTGCCCCTTGAGGTAGTTGCCCGCCTTCTTCTGGGCCTCGGTCGGATCGGGCATCACCGTGCCGCCGGTGTTGTAGCCATACCGTTTCATGCGCTCTTCTGCGATCCCCGCCCGGTCGATCATTTCTTGGTTGATCGTTCCCCAAGGCTTTTGCTCCTCGGTCATCTTGCGGTACGTCGCACGGCCAAGGTTTGTCGGGGCGTACGGGTGGACGGTGTGGCCGCCGCTGATGTTCTTTGCCAGCATCGCCGTCTCGTGTTCGCTGAACACGTCCGGGCGCGGCAGAAGTGGGACGTCGGAGACATATCTGCCGCCGGTCGGCTCGGTGTACGTCGAGTGGATGAAGCCGCTGTTTCGTACGTTGCGGATCATTTCTTCAGGGTCAAGCTCGACAGTTCTGTGCCCAACCATGTTGCCGCGAGCGTCCAGAAGCTCAGGCTCAGTGATGGCGGCGCGCGTCTGACCCACATGCGGGAAGCCACGGTCACGCCAATAGCTCTTGTCCATGAATTTTGCGAGCGCCGCCCGGCCAGTGCCGGGGAAGCCAGTTTCAGGCCGCATGAAATCGCTGGCCTCCTTGGCGTTCAGGATGCCGGGCCAGTTCTCCATCTGACGGGCATGCGCCTCGCGCTCTTTCTTGTTGGGGGAATGCAAGCCTGCGCGCAGTGCATCATCAAATTCTTTGGCGTCGGCGGGGCTAATCTGATCGCTGTCGATCTGGGCCATCAGCGCGTCCGCCATGTTGTGCGAGCTGTCCACGGACTGGGGCCCCATAGGCTGGAACGCCCCAAGGATCGGCCCCTTCTCGGCGGCGGTCGCAATCATCTTCTCAATGCCCTTGGCGTGGGCCTTGGCGTTCGCCCACACCTGACCCTTATTGGGTTCGCGCATGTAATCGACACCGGCGTGAAGGTCGACCGGCCACTTCAGCTCCTTGCCGTTGATGTGCGTCATCCGGCCCAGTCTGGAGCGGTCCCCGCCGAGGCCAATCAGCGTACCACCGGCTCTGGGGGCCAGTGTGTCCTCCCAAGACAGCTTGTTGATCGGCTTCGGCGTCACGCCCGGAATGTCGCCGACGGTTGACGTCACATCCCTTGGAGCCATGGCCTGCTTGATGTTGTAGTACCCGCCGGTCGTCGGCTTGTTCTGAGAAACATCGGTATCGTACTTCTGCAACAGTGCGATCTGACGCGCTTTCTCGATTGGGTCGTTGATCTTCCAGATTTCATTGGGGTTGACGACCATTTTGTTGCGGGCTTCGATCCTTTGCAGGATCGCCTGCACCTGCTCGTCGCTGTGCTTGGGGTCGATACCCGCAACGCGCAACAATGCTGCGCCCAGAGGGTGATTTCGGATACTTTCGATGTGTTTGCTACGGTCATACTTGATCCGACCGCCGTCTTTTGCGCCCCGCATGGCCCGCATGACGTCATCGTGAGTGGTTTCCTCGTTCCCGGCCTTGTCCCAGATGGCGTGGTGGGTCAAATGCTGCCGAAAAGGCTCTAAACCGGGGTCCATTTTGGGATTTAAGGCCGCCTGACGGGCTGCGAGGCGGTCAACAGCCGCATATCCGGCCTTCGCCATGGGTTTTTTGGCCTCGGACGTCGGCTGACCGGTCTGCAGGATGACCTGACGGGCGTCCAAGGTCGGCTGATCGCCTCGACCAAGCATGGAAGCGACAAAACCAGCCTTCGCCGTGCCAATTCCACGCATATCCTTGGAGAAATTGCGCCATTCCTCGGGCGAAGACTGGCCGGTGAGGGCCCGAGCGACCAGATCGGAGACCTCTTTGTGGCGCGGGCCGAGGTTTTGGACGGCCCAAGGCAAGGCATCCAGCTCCGCGTTCAGGCCAAACGGCTTCATGACCTGCTGGGCATTGGCGACAGCCTCTTCGTCGACCTTCCCGCGCTCTGCTTGGTCGAGATAGCGCTGCCCCATGGGGCTGTGCAACCACTCGCCCATGGCACCCTCGGGGCGGATCATGCCCGTCATGCCCGGTGGGAGGTCCAGACCGGCGGCGCGGACCTTGTCTGCGGTCTGGGCGCGGCGCTGGATCGACGAACGGGTGATTGCATAGGCCTTGATGAGGTCGCGCGGGGTCAGGCCGCCTTTGAGCGCCCGCTGCGCCGTCTCATCCATGAAGGCACCAAAGCGCTCGACGTGGCTCGGGATTTCGGGGAGGCCGCCCAGCTTCTCCTGCACGTCGCGCAGGGGCTTCCAGTTCCAGTCCTTCATCTTGGGGTGCTCCGGGTCTTGATACCCGGAGACAAGATCGAGTGCGCGCTTTACGGCATCAGACATAGATGGCCCCCTGTACGTTGCCGGGGAGCATATCAGATCATCACCGCTTGGTGAAGCGTCTGGTCAGGGAGAGGGCTGCGTCGACCGAACCGCCCCGCTTGAAGGCTGGGAAGCCCTTGTCGAGGACGCTGTTCTTCAGGGTGTCAGTCATCGGCAGGTGGAAGCCCTGATAGTCGCCATCATCGCTTTTGAGCGTGATTGGTTCGCCGGGCTTGGCCGCCGGGTCGTGCTGTTTGGCCAAGGTCATCACGCTCTTCGGCACGATGTTGTCGTAATAACCCTTCATGCCCTCGCCGCCCATTTTCAGGTCGTCGCCCTGAAGCATGTGGTACTGATCGCCTGCATTAACTGAGGTGTGCTCGCCCGAGGCTGTGAACGTGTTGTCGGGGTGAAGCATCTTGCCAGTTGCGTCCTTGCCAATCAGGCCCGGTAGGTCTTCTGGTGCAATACCCACCTTGTGCACGACCGAAGTGCCATCCTTGAAGCCGCGAAGCTCTTTTTGGCTTGGCACATACTGCAGTTTATCAAGCTGCTTCTCCAGCCCGTAGCGGTCGGCCTGCGCCTGTCCGGGGGTAAAGACCACGCCGTCATAGTTGCCCAGTGCGGCCTCGCGCAGGACGTTCTTCAGCGCAAGATCGGTCCAGTGCTGGGTGTTCTGGACGTAAGGGGCGGTTGGTGCCTTGCCACGCTCGTCGGCGGCGGCCTTGCCAAGCTCCCTATGCCGGTCCAGATCGCCGGTGTGGGCGGCCATTTCGCTGACAGGGGTCTCCGCCATCCTTTTCTCAATGGCGGCATCGTCCCCCATCCACGACAGCTTTTGGCGGAAACGGTCTTTTACACCTTGGGTGTGGTCTTGATAGGCCTTTGTCGCCTCTCCAGTATTGAACCCCTGATCGCGCCCATCTTGGCCCCAGTCGGACTGCAGCTCCTCGACGTGTAACAGGCGTTTTCCGATACCCGGAGCCGAGTGGTACTTGCTGAACGGGAAGTTCATGACCCGCGCAAACGAGGCCGCCTCTTTCGGAGAAACCACGCCGTCTTTGACGCCCTGATCTGCGGCGTACGATCCGAGGTCTCTGATCCCAACCTTAAAATGATCTGCCAGCTTTTGAGCGATGGGCCGCACAGTTTCGCGATCCTCGCCAACCATACGGTCGGACATACGGATGTGGGCCAGCACGTTCGGATGATCGGACCAGTGGGATGAACGAAAGCTCGGCTCATTGGAGCCTTTGGGTCTTTCCAGCCGGATCAGGCGTTCGCGATAGTCCTTCCCGCCGGGGATTGTGTAGGCCCCATATTGCGTGTCGGCTGTGTCAAAATAGTCTTCGTCGCCTTCATATTGTGAGGTTTCAGCTTCGGGTCTGCTCGTGCTCCGCTGAATGTGGCGGTTGTACTCAAGCTTCTCCTGCGGAGACAGTTCTGCTCCGGCTGGAATGTCACGGAACCGCTTGTTTTCCTCGTTGGTCGTGTAGCGGGGGTTCTCGCCGTACTGGGAGACGCCAAGGTTCGGGATGGCGTCTTCAAAGTGCTTGGCCAGCGCCTCGCGGGTGATCTTGTCACCCTCGGGGCGTCCGGCATGCTCCAGTTCGGACGGCTTCGCGCCACGGGCCTTGGCTGCGGCGATGTACTGATCGACCGTGCCCCTCTCCTGCGGCAGGGAGCGGATGATCTCAGCGGCTTTGGAATAGAGGCCGTGCTTGTTCATTTGATCGCTCCGCCATTGGCTCGATAGATGTTTGGGTCGTTCGGGTCGAAGACCGCAGCGTCTTTGTGCTTGATCGCGCTGGGCTTGAAAACGACGATCTCGGAGACGCGGTGCGGCTTGCCCTCATGATAGTCGTTCGTACGAACCACAACACCATCATGGCCACGTTTTTGCATCTCAGCCATAAATGGGCGGATATGGTGTGACTGCAGGTTGTCCCATGGCTCGAGCCTGTCTTGACCCTTCATGATGCCCATGGACTGCAGGTCGCGCAGTGTGCGGTGCGCGCCCTGCTCAGATGCATCCCAGACGTAGGGGTTCTTTAAGGCTGCGTGGAGCGGGCCCATAACTGCGCCGGGCTTCTCATACTCGTTTGTCGTGTACTCCTCGGCGTTCTCACGATCCGGCGTCAGGTAATGCCCACGCCCATAGAACCCATAGTCGCGGGTCGATCCCAGCTTCTCGTCCTTGAACTCGCTGAACGGCTCACTGGGTGTGCCGTGCCAGAGTTCCAGAGGGTTTCCCTGCTCGTCCTGCAGGTCTTCGTGGATGCCCTCGAACATGGCGGCACCACCAGCGGCGAACGCGCCACGCGGCAGTCGCGGCAGGTCGGCTGTTCCAGCGGCGTCGTTGATGGCCTTGACCTCTTCGTCCGGCAGGACACGATTGACCTTCATGTTGCCGCCGATCAGCCAGTTCCCGGTCATGTTCGGGTTGGTCTTGTACCGATAGAACCCACCCAGAGGTACTTGGTCGGTGATGTGGGCCTTCACACCCTTGCCACGGCTGTTGGCCACCGACTGCCAGTCTTTGTCGGCTGCCATCTCGACCTCGGCCCAGACGTGGTTGTCGGGCCGGTAATCGGGCTTCTTCAGGCTCGGGTCGGACTTGCCGCCGATGTGGGTTGCAATGGGCAGATCGCCAGCATGCCAGCCGGGTCGGTATGCGAGATCGCCGATCTTGGACTTCACCCTGCCCTGCGCCTTGCCCTGCGGGCCCTCTTCGGCCTCAAGCCACTCGCCCATCGGCACGGGCTTGTCGGCGTTGACGAACAGCGGGTACAGCTTGCCGTCACCCTTGGTGCGGAACAGCTTGTAGGCCTTCACGGTCTTCTGCGGGACAGCGCCGCCGTCAGCATACGTCATGTCCGGGCTGGTGGGGTCAAACTTTCGGGCCGAGATCGCGCTCTTCACCTGCTCGGGCTTGAACGCGACATATTCTTTCGATCCGTCGGGCCGGTGCGCAATGATCCCATCGAAACCGGAATTGCGAATGGTGTCGTGGATGTCGTGCTGGCCATGCTGGTTGACCAAAGTGCCTTGCGGCGTGTCGCGCAGAAACAGATCGCGCACGGTTGCGGTGCCGTTGTCCAGCGCCTTCAGGATGGCGTCCCGCGCATTGCGATCCTCACCATGCGAGATGCTGTATTGGGTCAGGGCGCTCTTGATGTAATCCCGCCACGCCGGATTTCGCAGTACGTCATCATGAAACGGCTGCTTGATGCTGGCATGCAGCTTCATGACCTGCCCATGCGGGCGAGGTTCTTTTTGGTCAGCGCGAATACCTTGCGCGAAATCGCTGGCAACCTCAGGTTTGTCGGTCAGGTAGATGCCGGGGCCGTAGTTACCATGCTCCGACGGACGGAACTCGCGGAAGTCCTGCGCCTCGATGTTCTTTTGGGTCTGCTCTTCGTCAACCTCGGTTGTCCAGCCCTTGGTGGCCACCTTCGGTGCGCTACCGTGATACAGCTCGTCAGGCACCAGCGGGTGGTTGCCCCGCATGAACTCCACAGCGCCACCACGAGCCTTCACTGCCCGCAGACCACCCATCTTCTGGTAGCCAGCGGCCCTGACGCCGTCGAGGTACGCGGTTCCCTCTTGGAACCCGTCTACACCCTCTTTGCCGGTCTGATACCGAAGCATCGGGATGTACTGTTTGCCCTCGTGCTCGATGATCGTTGGGTCGGTGCCCATCCGCTCAAAGCTGCGCAGGGCCATGGTGGTGGGCTTCCACGCCTGCATGTATCGTCCGGTGATACGCATGGGGTGCGCGCTGCCCTGCAGGGTATCGCCGACCTCGTAGCCGTCGAACACACCGGCGTCGACCGCCTTCTGGTGCGCCTCCATGGCGTGGGTCATCCGGGTGTGGATGTCGTCCATCATGCCGGTGTGGAACGTCTGCAGCTGCTTTTGCTCGCGCACCTGACCCAGATCGGTGACTTCGCCGCCTTCGGCATACCCATACCGCTGCTGCGCCCACGGCAGCGCCCAGTCGGGGATGCTGTCGCGGCTGTGGGACGGGCCCCATGCGCGCTCGCCGCCGACGTCGAAGTGCATGTTGTTGTCGTAGAAGCCGAAGCCCCGAAACCCTGCGTCCCATGCTGCGTCTGCGAGGGCCAGACGCTCGTCATGTGACAGATGCGACGTGTCGATGTCGTAGGCGTTGCCATGCATGTGCTGGCTGCCTTTGGCACCCTTCGCGGCGGCGTTTTCGCTCGGCGTGCGATAGTCGGAGACAACGGTCAGCGGCTTGCCATAGGCTTCCAGCAGGGCGTTGTAGGCGGACACGGCCTCAGGGGACATGCCACCTTCAGCCTCAGCGCGCCCAGCGTGGGGCTTGGGCGCTTCTTCCTTCTCGGGCGACACCAGATCAGCGATGCCGATGGCGGACTTGCCGATGCTGGCGAGGCTGCCGAGGGCGTCAAGGAGGCCCGGCTGGCGCTGCACCGGCAGGGCACCGGCGACCGCAAGGCGGCCCACCGGCAGCGCTGCGGCTGGGACATAGCCGCCGTTGGCATGCACCTGACGCGGGACGCCCGGAAGGTACTTAGACGGGGCGATCTGGCCCTCAGCCCGCTCAACAGCGGTCTTGGCCCGGCGCTTCTCAAGCATGCCGCCGAGGGTAAGCTTTGCCGCCCGGATCGCCTTGTCCTTGTCCATCAGTCACCCTTTCTCTTCTGGGCCCTCAGTTGCATGGCGAGCTTGACAGCCTCAGCCGCATGGTCGCGCTCCTGCATGTCGCGCTCGTGCTGCATGCGAACGGCGTCGTTCATCTGGTCGCGGTCCAAGTCCATCTGCTTAGTCCGCAGGTCTTTCTCGCGGTCCAGATCGCGGTTCTCGTCGTTCATCGCGTCACGGCGGATCGAGTGCTCGATCTGCTTGGCCCGGTTCTGCTCGGCCATCATCTTCAGCTGCAGCTCAGCCGGGTCGGTGCCAACCGGACCGCCTTGCGCCCGAGCGACCTCGGGTTTCTGGGCCTTCAGCATGTCAGCCTGCGCCCGCAGCGTGTCGGCGTCGGCCTTCTGCTTGGCGATCTTGATCTCCTCGATACCCTTGAGGAGTTCCGGCGGCGGCTGGTTGCGATCACCCTCAGGCTTGAGGAACTGCTCGGGGTTCGACCAGCCGATGGCGCGCAAGGCAGCCGTGTCGACGGCCACGGGGTCGTAAAGGGCGGGGCTTGCCGACTGCAGCTGCTTCAGAGCCATGATCTTCATGACGCGCTGGGCGTGGCTGGCGGTGTTCGGGTCGGCCTGAGGCACCAGCTCGACGTCATCCAAGGCTCTCATCAGAAGCTCGAGGTTCCACTCGACGGTGGGCTTGCGGTTGCGCTCCCAGAAGCTCTCGGGATGCTCACGGAAGCAATCGCGCAGGAGGGCGAACTCCTCGGCCTGAGCCGAGTGCATCCGCTTGTGGACCGAGTTGAGCACCTTGGTGGCCTGCTCGATCATGGCCAGCGTGGTGCCGACCGGGGCATCCGGGCGACCCTCGCCAACCTGCAGCTCCGACGTGCCGCCGACGCGGGCACCGGTCTGGGCCATGTTCTCGGTCAGCGCCATCAGCGCCTGTGACGGCTCCTTGTAGGGCAGCGGCATGATGGCTTGGCCGATGGGCTGGCCACCCGTCTTGACCTGCGCGGCACCGCCGGGCGGGATGCGGAACACGTTGGTGTTCTGGCGCGATCCGGTGTCCGAGATCAGGAAGCCGGGGAAGTTTGCAAACATGCCCGCGTCCAGAAGCTCGCGCCACGCTGCGGTGACCGCGTTGGTGGTGTTACCGAGGATGTGCAACAGGCCGATGTCGTAGAAGCCAAAGCCCGGTACGAAGGTGTACTTGACGAAGGTCTTGCGAGCCTCGGGCAGCACTTCGGTTTCTTCATTGTAGTTCCGTACGATGCTCAGCACCTCACGCGACGACACGTCGATGGTCACGCGATACGGGATTTCCAGACCGGAGGTCTTGCCCTTGTACTTGTGCTCAAAGCCCTTGAGGTCCAGTTCGCAGTAGACCTCGTAAATCTCGCGGTCGCGGTCATCCGGGTTCGAGCTGTCAATCGACACGCCCTGCTGGGAGGCTTTGGCTTCCTGAACGCTGTCCGGGCTGGGCGACACTGGGGTCGAAAGCTCGATGTCGCGGTACACGCCAAGGATTTGCAGGCGCTTCACGGTCGACGGCTTGAGATAGACGCGGTGCGTGACCCGGCGCGAGTTGGACAGGTCGGTGGCCGCGTTGTTGACGATCAGGTCGTCCGCGTTGACGCTCTCGGAGACCGGGCGATTGCGCAACGGGCAGAAGTACACCTTCTTGAACGCCGTGCCGCCGAAGCCCAGCATGAGGAACATGCGATCCGTGTCCGGGTAGTACTCGGTCGCGGTGGACGTCAGGTAGTGGTTGAAGTCCTTCTCAAAGGCATCGGCGATGTTGTCGCGCTCAGCCGAGCTGGAGTTGCCGTCGTCCCTGATCTTCACCGGGCCGTCGGTCGGCAGCATCTCGGAGCGGGCGTTGGCTTGGAAGCGCAGCACGGCTTCCTGCAAGAGCGGGTGCCGGACCTTTGACATACCTTCGACCGGCGCACCGTCATTGCTGCCCTGAATGCCCGGCAACTCGATCTTGAGGCCCAGAAGCTTCATGCCCTGCGCGCGGTCATCGACCCAGTCCCGGCGGCTCTCGAGGTCATCGGCGATGCCCCGCAGAAGGTCTTCAGAGATGATGCTCAGTTCCTGATCGTCGATGTCGTCGACGAGGTTGCGGAACCAGCGGGTGTCCTTCTCCTCCTCGTTCTCGGAGATCGGCTTGCCGTCCAGCGAAATGGTGATCGACCCGTCGCCGTGCTCGATGCTCAGAAGCGATCCGTCGTCCGAAAACTGAGGGACGTCGACGTCCTCGTTGGTGTTCTCAACCGTGACGTCCATTGCAGAGATTGCAGCGTCTTCGGGGTCATGTTCAAGGCGTACGGCAGGGTTTAGGCCGGGAACGAGAGGCATATCATGGTCCCTTCAGGGGTCAGGTTGCGGGCGATCTTATCAGGTCGCCTCGATTTCTTCCAGTAGAAGGTAGGCACCCGCAAGGTAGTTGATCGCGCCCAGCAATTCGCGCTGAGCCGCATCGGGTTCCATGCGACTTGCCTCCTGCGCCTTCTTGATGGCCTGACCAAGGCAGAACCCCGGACCAACCATGCGACCGATCTCCATCATGGGCTGCCGGTCAAAGGGCTTGTCGTTGGCATGGCGATCTTTGCCCTTGCCAACGGACGCCTGTTCGAGCGCCATCTTCAGGACGTAGCGCAGGGAGTAATAGTCGTCTACCACTGCAACCTCAGGCTCTTCCACCATAGCGGGATTGCAGCACACCAGAGTGTGCATGTGGCTATCAGTCGGTGCCCCGCAGTTTTCGCATTTATCCATCTCGCGCCACTTAGCCATTGATCGCCCCCACCGGCTTGTCTTCTTGGTTCTGGTACTTTCCTTCGTACGATACATTCTCCACCAGATGGTGGAAAACGACCTGCGCAATGCCCGCGCCTGCGGGGATCAGAAGGTTGCCCGGCCCGTGATAAACCAGCTCGAGGGTCAGGAAACCATTCCAACCCGGCTCGATGACCGTGTTAAAGACCGACAGGCCGCGCCGGGCCCACGTCGACTTGTCATGCACGATGCCCACGAGGTAGTCGGGCATCTGAAACTCCTCGATGGTCGAGGCAATCGTGAAGTTGCCAGCCTTGTCGATGCCGTTGACATAGACGCGCGGCCCATAACGGGGGTCGTCGCTGCGGCGGAACTCGATGGTCTGCTTGAGCCTGATGTCGTACCCGGCCTCGCCGAGGCCGTGAGACACGCCATTGGCGCGCTCCTTGGTCGTCAGCATGTCCTTGATGGGCGCAGCCTCGAGGAGATACTTGCCGTTGAGGATCATTGCTTGCCCTCCAATGCTGTGATCCGGTCCTCGTGGCTCTTCAGCAGTTGGTGCAGCCGCAGCCACGCCTGCCCATCATCCCACCCGTGAATACCAAGCTCCTTCTGGATGGCGCGCTGCTGGATGTTCCGGGCCTCATCCAGATCGCGCTGGGCCTTGCGCTCGGCCCTCTCTTGCTCAGCGGCGGCAAGCTCCATGGCCCGCCGGTTCTTCAGCCATTTGATTATCATCAGTTCACCGTGATTTTATTGGTTTCTCTCAGGACCCACTCAGTGTCGACCGCGTGATCGACGAGGGTCTTTATCGCGTTCATCATGTCAACGCAGGTCTCGAAGGTGTTGAGGAAGACGACACTTCCGTGGGTAGAAAATTCAGAGACTATATGCCCCACGTCCTCGCCGCCCGTCATGGGCTTGCCCACCTCGATGTTACCCAGCCCGGCTGCGATCTTTTCATACGGACCAAAGGCGATGAAGGGCAACACCTCATCAAGCTTCTCGCAATGGGCCATGCCGATCATGAAGATGCAGTCGCCCATCCCGAGAACTTGAGAGCCCATCAGTCTTCAGCCCCGATCTCTTCGACGAACAGGCGGATGCCTTCCTTGGCGGCGTCATCCTCGTTGTCCTTCTCAATGTGATACACGCGGGTCACCCCATCGTGGTGGCCGACGCCGGTGACAGTGACCGCGAATTCACCGTCCGGCATGGGGTCGACGATTGCATTGCAAAGTACGCGCTTCATGGTGCCATTACCTCCACATCACCAGATTGGATAAACGCACATCGCCCCTGTGATGTCAAACCCCGTACAGAGATTGATTGTCGTTGCCGGTGAACTTCTGGGCGTCCTCGATCTCGGCCAGTCGCTCCGGTGCGCGGGTCAGGAGGCCGATCTGGCGCAGGTGGCCGACGCTCATTGAGACGGTGTCGACGAGGTCATCGTTCTTGCCCTTGGGGAAGACGCTGCACTGCCGGATCACCAGCTCGGCCCAGTCCTTATCGGGCGCATAGACCATACCCTCGGCAAAGATGTGCTGCACGGCGTACAGGCGGGCCATCTTATCCAGTGTCTTGGGGTCGTACATCTGAACCGCGAAGTCCTCGCTGGCCATCAGGCGGCGGACTTCCTGCGCCACGCTGTACCCGGCGGCCTTGTTCTCGATCAGGAGCTTGTCAACGCGCATGCGGCTGCAGGTGGACATGACTTTCTCAGCCAGCTCGTGCAGCTCGAGCTTTTCCTGCCAAGCGTACATCAGCATAAGCTTCGGCACCGGCCCGAGGCTCTCGGACTGGTAGCTGGTGCGCACTTCGATGGTCCTGCCGTACCGGTCGACCGAACGTGTGGTCGATGTCTGGTCGGACCCAGAGAACACGCCCCAGACGGTCAGGGCGCTGAAGTCGTTTTCGGCCTTGGTGGTGTAGGCGGTGTCCAGTGACGCCACCACATACTCAATGCCGGGATACTCTGGCCGGTCCCAAAGCTGCCACCAGACGTCCTTGATGATGCCCCCGCCGCGCGGCTCGGGCTGCTGTTGGAACTGCCCGGCTGTAGCGTACGGACCCATGGCCTTTTCATCGCGCAGGACGACCTCATCGGGGAAGCGATCAGGGAACAGAAGCTCGCCCTCTTCCTCGCGCGGGTCTTCATAGCCCAGCATGGTGACGTTCGCCCGCGTGGGGTCGTAGCGCATGGGCAGCATGATGTGGTCGTAGCCCATGTTTTTGGACAGGATCACACCCGAGACGTCCTCCTCGTGCAGGCGCTGCATCACCACGACGATGGCCGACTTGTCGGGGTTGTTCAGGCGGCTCGTGACGGCTTCCTTGAAGAGCTGGGTCACGGTGTTTCGCTTGGCGTCGGAGTTGGCCCCGTCGACGCTATGCGGGTCGTCGATGATGACGCGGTCGCCCCGATAGCCCGTGATGCCTTCAAAGGCGCAGGCCTGTCGGCTGCCGGTGGCAGTGGTTTCGAACTTACCCTTGGCGTCCTGATCGGCGGTCAGCTCGACAATGTCGCCCCAGTGACCCTGATACCATTCGCTCTTGATGAGGCGGCGCATCTTCACGCTGTCGCGCAGGGCGAGGTCTTGGCTGTGGCTGGCGCAGACGTAGCGCATGTACGGCATGTTGCGCGGGCCCCACTCCCACGAGGGCCAGAACACGCCGATCAGCAGCGACTTCATGGTGCCGGGCGGCACGTTCACCAGCAGGCGGTTGTAGAACGTGCCGTCATCGAACTGGTGCTCATCTGTGATGGCCTCGAGGTGCGCGCAGATGAAGTCGATGTGCCAGCCGTGCGTGTACGGCTGGCCCGGTTCGATCACATGCCACGCGGCCTTGACGAACTCGGCCAGCGAAAGCTCGCACTTGCGCTTCTCAATCCGGCGCATCAAGGCGTTGGGGTCTACTGCAAAGGGGAGATCAATCTTTCCCAATAGACTTCTGCAGCGCAGCCCCCAGAACCTCCAGCTCCTCGAGCGAAAGGTTCGACACGTCCAGTTGCGTGGATGTCTTGATCGGGGCCATGTCTTCGGCACCGCCAACGACGACCTTGGCACCGTAGACCTTCGGACGCAGCTTCTCGGCCCACCAGCGCCGCTGTTCCAGCTTCAGCTTGGATCGCGCCACGGCGACATTGTTCTGCTCGCTCTTGATGACCTTGCCAGTGCTGTCTTTGGTTTCTATGCGGTCAGAGCTGTCGTCGTCAGCAATATCGAGCATCTCATCGGCCAGTATCTCGGCCTGCATTTCGCGCGCGCGCGCATACCTGAGTGCAAAATCTTCATCGGCAGCAAGCCACCTGATGACCGTCGAGATGTTTGGCATACCATCTTCATCGCAAATTTTCCGCAGGCTTTCACCGCAGGCGATACGCGATAGAATGTCGTCTTCCAGTTCATTGGTTCGTAAAGTTGGGCGACCCATCATGTGCCTCTCATGTTGATGCCCAAAAGTACACCGACGCGGCTGTCTTGTCGACAGGCTGATCTGACCAAAGAAAAAGCCCAGCGCGAGGCCGGGCTGAGGTAAGGCAGAAGACCATGCGGATAGGTCGTGGGGTAACAATACCGCGAATTATTACCCCTTGCAAAGGGGTTTGTTCTCGGCAGGGGCGCGGTGACCCAGCGGTGCGCAAATGGGGCCAAAGAGCGCGGTGCGCGGTCGTTTTAAACCCATTACCATTATACCTTATATTTTGAAATTTGGTGAAAACCCCCTGACACCCCCAATTTTCAAATTTCAAATTCGATCCTCCCCATAATGGCTTTTCACTGATCACTGCACACTTTTCCTCTACTTTATCTTTCCTTAGTTAGAAAAAAGAAAAGAATAATAAAGAGTTAGAGAAAAAAACAACCGGTGCGCAGTGAAGGAGCGCAGTTAAACCAACTGCGCTCCTTTAGAACCTCACCGCGCACTCAGAAGGGCTCATCGACGAATTCTTCGCCACCCTCATGCCATTTGCGGACATGAGCCTTCGCCTCGTCGTCGCTCATCGCATTCTTGTTGTACCAGACGTAGTAGAGACCGCCCCTGATCTTCACGCGCTTCTTGGTGACCTGCGTGTACCCAAGCTCGCGCAGAATACCCGCCATGACGCGCCCCTGAGGCAGTGATCCGCCCTCCATCGTCACGCACCTGTTCAGGTAGGTGACGTCCAGTACAGAGGCGCTGACGATCCCGCAGGCGTGATCCTCAATGGCCTCCTCGATAGCCTGACGGTCATCAGAAACATTCGCCTCGCGCATCTCCAAGAGGCCCCCAGTCACGGGTGCCCGGCCCGTCGGATCGAAATCAGCCGACAGCTTACGGTCCAACAGGAACCGACCAATCGCGTCGATGCGCCGCTCGCTCTCCCCGAAGAGCCGAGAGAAATAGTCAGCCGCCTGATCTCGCCCACCGTGCTGCACGAAGAGGTCTTCCTGCCGCCGGTGCCGGGTAAAAATCACGCAGTAGCGCCGGTCGTTGTCCGACATCGGCACGGCGTCCTGATGGTTGGTGGTCATCAGATACGACGCGAAGTTGGGCGCGTGATACCGCGTGGCCCCCTTGGGCTCCACTGCGATGCTGTCGTTCGAGATCATCGGCTTCAGCTGATCAAGCACCCGCCACTTGTTGGTGCCGGAGATGCGGATTTCCTCGATCCCGATCAGGCGCGACCCCACGGCCCAGTCATTGAAGGGGCGCTCAATCATGCTGGTGTTGATGACGGTGACGTTGCGGCCCATCAAAAGCTGCAGGATATGGAAGAAGTAGGTCTTGCCGTTGCCCTCGATCCCCCAGATCAGCATGCCCCACTTCACGCGCTTTCCGGGGTTCGCGTAGACGTAGGACATGAAGTCGATCAGCAGATCACCCTCGCGGATGTCGGAGACGCTGTTGCGAACGTGCCGAACGAACATGTCGACCACCGCCTGCCCATCGGCATCACCGTCGAGCGTCTCGGCTGGTTCGATCCCGCTGTCGTGGTAGGTGTTGACGTGATCCTTGCCCTCGGTGTTGAAGAGCTTGGGCATACCCGGCCAGTACATCCCCCTGACCACCGTCGGAATTCGCACGATGTTGAGGGCAAAGCTTGCCGCGTCCATCTCCAGACCCACGCACTCGGGCATCCGGTCATACTTCGCGCGGAAAGCCTCGCGCTTGATGGCATAGTCCGAGACAGCCGTGTTGATAAAGACGCAATCCGCCTCACCGTACACCCAGCCCTCGAGCCACTCAGGGGTGTCCATTGCGGACACCTCCCCATCACCATCGCCACCAGCCGGGCGCTTACCCCGGATCGGCTTGAAAGATGTTTTTACTTCGCGCAGGCCCATCCCAGCCTCTTTGGCGTAGACCTCATAGACGGTCTTTGCTAAAAGGGAACGGATATCGGGGGAGAGCTGAACCTCGTTAAGAGCCTGTACACGCTTCTTAAAAGCCGAGTAGGTCTGTCTGTCGCAGACTTGCTCGGCTTCTTTTTCAAGGGACAGCGCGACCGGGCTCGCCACGTCGACACTGACAGCGCGAGACCCACCCGCAGCGGCGATGATCGAGGCCATGGTGACCGGGTTCGACCGACCCCCGAAGCTCCGCCACTTGACGCGCATGTGCTTGGGATCGTGCTTGCTACTCTCCGACGACCACTTCACCCACGTTGAAAACCCCTTGCCCTCGGTCTGGTGGTAGATCGCCATGCCGACCTTGAGCCACTGGTCATAGTCCAGACCCTCAGCCTGATAGGTCTCGAGCAGGCTCATCATCGCATCGTCTGAGATGTCGAGGGGGCGTGAGGCCACAGCGATCTCGAGATCATCCGCCTCTTCTGCGTTGCGCGCCGACCCAAACGTGATGCCGCCCTCAACGACCTCTGGCACGGACCATGGCTCGCCAGCCTGCGACAGCTTCCACGGCGTAACACCATGACGATGCGAGGCTAAAAACATAATCTGGTTGACGGTGTAGGAGCAGTCATCCAAGCCCTCGAGGTCGATTGCCTCGCGGATTTGGTCTACGACACCGGGATACTCTGACGGGCTGACCGCGCGGGACAGCGGGACGAACACGCGAAAGCGCGGAACCTCGGGCGTGTGCCTGAACGTGGTGTAAGCCGCGAAGGCGCAGCCGAGGCCGAGCGACAGGGCCAGCTCGACGTCATCCATCGTGGTCCCGGCGGGCAGGTCATCATAGTCCAGTGACGCCATGGTGCGGCAGGCGATGTTCTCGGCCCGGCCCACGGTTTCATCCTCGCGCAATCCGCCAACGACAGCCGCCCGGCGAACGCTCTCCTCCTTGGTCGCGTAGCCGACCGACTTGGACACAGCCTCGGCAAAGTCATCCCACTCGACTTCCCGTGTCTCGGCATGCGCGAAGTTCTTGCAGTATGTGAATTTAAGCATCATCGCCGCCCACCTTTACCTTAGTACGCAGGGTGTCGATCACCTCCTGCGGGTCAAAGCGATAATGGCCGCTGGGCAATCTCAACGCAGGGACCAGCCCCTTGTTCGCCAGATCGACCAGCTTGTTTTTACTGATGCCGATGATTTTGGCCATCTGCATGGAACTCAACATTCGCGGCCTCCTCCTTGTTGACACCGTACAGATCAACACATATCGTAGCGAAACGCAACAGAAGGAATGCTAAAATGCTAGAACAAAAACTCGACGCCCTGACCGCAGCCATCGAGGCGCTCACCGCAGCCCTCACGGCTAAGTCGGCATCGTCCCCGGCTCCGGCTCCGGCTCCTGAGACCAAGGTTGAAGAGACCAAGGCCCCCGAGACCAAGACCGAGGCACCCCCGGCCCCACCGGCACAGACTGGGCCGACCGAGCAGGACGTCAAAGACCTGACCTTGGCGCGTTCGCGCGAGGGTCACAAGGACGCGATCCGCGACTGGCTGGCCAATGCCGGTGCCAAGAAGATCAGCGACCTCAAGGGTGCGCAGACGACCGAGTTCTACGACTGGCTGAAAACCTTGGGGAGCAACTGACATGGCGGCCCACGCAAAGCTCGGTGCGTCGAACGCGCACCGCTGGCTCAACTGCCCCGGCAGCGTCAGTGCCGAGGACGGCATCCCCAACACCAGCAGCCCCTTCGCCGAGGAGGGGACGACAGCCCACGAGCTGGCCGAGCAGGTGCTGGGCATGGCCCATCTCCCGCCAAAGGATGTCAAGGTCGAGGATTGGTCACGCTACGCCTCGGTCAAGGCGAACGAGTTTCTCGATCTCTACGAAGATCAGGACATGGCCGACTTCGTCCGGGTCTATGTGGAGCACGTCAACAGCCTCGCCGTTGGGTGTGATGCTCTCGATATTGAGATGCGTGTCAGCTACGAGGACTGGGTGCCGGGCGGGTTCGGGACAGCCGACGCGATAATCGTGAAGGGTGACACCCTGCACATCTGCGATCTCAAGTACGGCATGGGGGTCCGCGTCGATGCGGAGGAAAACCCGCAGGCCATGCTCTACGCCCTCGGGGCGCTGACGATGAACGAAATGATCTTCGACATCGAGCGCATCCAAATTCACATCGTCCAGCCGCGCCTCGACCACATCAGCCAATGGGAAATCAGTGTCCCTGACCTGCTGCGCTGGGCGGAATGGGTCAAGCAGCGGGCCGAGGAGGCCCTTGAGGAGGATGCGCCCCGCGTACCCGGCGAGAAGCAGTGCCGGTTCTGCCGGGCCAAGGCGTCTTGCGCTGCGCTGCAGAAGATGACGCAGGACGTCATCATGGCGGACTTCGACGATCTGGACAACGCCCCGAAGGCCAACACCCTGACGGACGCACAGATGCGCCGTGCCCTTGAAGCCAAGCCCATGATCGAGGGGTGGCTGGGTGCGATTGAGGGGCTCGTGAGGGAGCGCCTGAGCAACGGCGGGGAATTCCCCGGCTACAAGCTGGTCGAGGGTCGGAGCAACCGCCAGTGGGAAAACGTCGAGGAGGCAGAGCAGCTTCTAGACGAGCTGATCGGCCCCGATCTGGCCTTCACGCGCAAAATCATCAGCCCTGCGCAGGCCGAGAAGGTTTTGGGTAAGAAGCGGGCCGGTGAGATCGCCGACCTGATCGTGAAACCCCTTGGGTCCCCGACACTTGCGCCCGAAAGCGACAAGCGTCCCGCGATCAATATCAGCGCCGGTGATTTTTCATCTTGCGCCGACGAACAGTTTAGTGAAGATTGACCCCGCTGCGTTGACAGCAATGAACGCCAAAAGGAGAACCTGAAATGGCAAAAATTAAACTCTCGAACGTCCGCCTGTCCTTCCCGTCACTGTTCCGCAAGGCAGTGTTTTCTGGCGAAGAGACCAAGTATGAGGGGACGTTCCTGCTCGACAAAGCCACCCAAGCCGACAAAATCGCCGAGATCGAAGCCGCCATCAAGGCGATGATCAAGGACGGCCTGAAGGGTGCAAAGCTTCCCGCCGATAAGATTTGTCTGCGCGATGGCGACGATGTCGAGTATGCGGGCTACGCAGGCCACATGAGCATCAAGGCCAGCGCCTCAAAGCGCCCCATGGTGCTGGACCGTGACCGCAGCCCCCTGACCGAGAACGACAACCGCGTCTACGCCGGTTGCTACGTCAATGCGATCATCGAGCTGTGGGCGCAGAACAATCAGTGGGGCAAGCGCATCAACGCGAACCTTCTGGGCGTCCAGTTCTACAAGGACGGTGAGCCGTTCGCTGATGGTGAAACCGCGAACGCCGATGACTTCGAGGCCTTCGACAGCGACGAAGACTTCATGTAAAATCTTAGGGGCGGCTTCGGTCGCCCCTTCCCACATAGCCAGATATGAAGGACACCCCTCATGGCACTGATTTTGGACGTGGAATGTTTCCGCGATTACTTCCTCATCTGCTTTCTCGACCGCGAAACAGGTAAGGCCGCATCCTTTGAGATGTACCCCGGCAAAGACTTGGTGATGCCCCGCTTGGCCAACCTCATGAACACTCACACCACCATCAGCTTCAACGGCAACAGTTACGACCTGCCGATGATCGCGGCGGCGCTGCAGAAGCGCGACTGTGGGGAGCTGAAAAACCTGTCGGACGAGATCATCCGTTCGAACCTCCCCGCGTGGCGCGTCTGCAAAGAGATGAACGTCAGCGTGCCGAACAGCTGGGATCACATCGACATCATCGACGTGGTGCCGGGTCAGGCGAGCCTGAAGGTCTACGCGGGCCGCATGGGTTACCGAAAGCTGCAGGAGTTGCCCATCGATCCGAGCGCGAGCATCTCGCCCGAGCAGCGCGAGGTGCTGCGCCAGTATTGCATCAACGACCTGCGGGTGACGGACGAGCTGTACAAGGCTGTCGAAAAACAGGTTGCCCTGCGGGTCGAGATGGGCGCTGAGTACGGCGTTGACCTTCGGTCGAAGTCCGACGCGCAGATCGCCGAGACGGTCCTGAAGAGCGAGATCGAGCGGGTGTCGAACAAGAGCCTGCGCGCACCGAAGATCGCCGACACCGCCACGTTCCGATACCTCGACCCCAAGATCATCTCCTTCAAGAGCGCGACCCTGAACGAGATTTTCTCGCGCATCCTCGACCACAAGTTTGGTCTCTCGCCCAACGGCTCCATCGCCCTGCCCGACTGGCTGAAGGACACCCGGATCGCGGTGGGCGGCAGCGAATACCAGATGGGGATCGGGGGCCTGCACTCCTGCGAGAAGAGCCAGAGCGTCTACGCCGGGAGCACCCACATTCTGGCGGACTTCGACGTGGCGTCCTACTACCCCTCGATCATCCTGCAGCAAGACATCGCGCCCGACAACATGGGGGATGACTTCACGGCGGTCTACAAGAGCATCGTCGAACGCCGCATCGCAGCGAAGCGGTCTGGGAACAAGGTGACAGCCGACACGCTTAAGATCGTGGTCAACGGAAGCTTCGGGAAGCTTGGGAGCAAGTACTCCGCCCTCTACGCCCCGAACCTCCTGATCCAGACCACCATCACCGGCCAGCTGGCCCTGCTGATGCTGATCGAGCGCGTCGAGGACATCGGTGCCAAGGTGGTGAGCGCCAACACAGACGGCATCGTGGTCTTCGCCCCCAAGACGATGGAGAACGCTCTGGCCGACGTGATGTTCGGCTGGGAACTCGACACCTCATACGAGCTTGAGCGCAGCGACTATGTGGCGTTGCACAGCCGGGACGTGAACAACTACTTCGCGGTCAAGAAAGACGGGTCGGTCAAGCGCAAGGGGGCGTTCGCGCAGGCTGGGCTGATGAAAAACCCGGTGTTCGAGATCGTTTCTGATGCGGTGGCAGAACACCTTGCCGGGAAGGCCGACTACCGCAGCGTGATCCGCTCCTGCCGCGACCTGAACAAGTTTGTGATGCTGCGCAAGGTGACCGGCGGCGCGGTCTGGCGGGGCGAGCCCATCGGCAAGGCCGTGCGGTTCTACTATTCGACCGGGGTGGGGGCCGACGAGACCATCAACTACGCCAAGAACACCAACAAGGTGCCCCAGTCGGACGGGGCCAAGCCCTGCCTCGACCTGCCCGAGATGTTCCCAAGCGACGTTGACTTCGAGCGGTACGTCGAGATGGCGAAGATGGTGTTTGGACAGATAGGGATCAACGATGCTTGAGAAAAACATTGAAAACGCGCTGTGCAAGCGGGTTAAGCTTCTCGGGGGCCTCTGCGAGAAGTTTGTTTCTCCGGGCAGGCGGTCGGTCCCTGACCGCCTTGTCACGCTTCCCGGCGGCTCGATTGTCTTTGTCGAGCTGAAGGCCCCCGGCAAGAAGCCGACGCCCCTGCAGGAGCGCGACCACGAGACCCGCCGGAGGCTCGGCTGCCGGGTCTTGGTGATCGACAGCATGGAGGCCGCAAATGCTTTCTCGGGATGACCTGCACGGCTACCAGCGCAAGGCGATTGATTTCGTGCTGCGCGAGCGGCGGTGCATGTTGGCGCTGGACATGGGTCTGGGCAAGACGACGTCGACCCTGACAGCCATCAGCGACATGCTGGACGGCTTCATGGCCAACAAGGTCTTGGTCATCGCACCCCTGCGCGTTGCCAACAGCGTGTGGGCGCAGGAAACGCGGCTGTGGGAGCATCTCAGGCACCTGCGGGTCTCGGTCTGCACCGGGTCGGACAAGGCCCGCAGAGGCGCGTTGGCGCTCGATGCGGACGTGTACGTCATCAACCGTGAGAACGTGCCGTGGTTGGTCGAAAACTATGGCTCCAAGTGGCCGTTTGACGTGGTGGTGATAGACGAGAGCAGTAGCTTCAAGAGCGCCTCCAGCAAGCGCTTCAAGGCTCTGCGGAAGATGCTGCCGCACATCGACGCGATGGTGCTCCTGACCGGCACACCATCGCCAAACGGCCTCTTGGACCTCTGGCCGCAGATGTACCTGATCGACTACGGCGAGCGCCTCGGGCGTACGCTGACAGGCTACAAGCAGCGGTTCTTTGAGGCTGACTATTTCGGGCGCAAGTTCGAACTCCGGCCCGGATCGGCAGACAGGATACACGGGTTGCTGTTGGACAAGGTCGTGCACATGAACGCGGAGGATTACCTCGACATGCCCGCGCGCATCGACCTGACGGTTGGCATCGACCTGCCGCCCGATGTGATGGTCGGTTATCTGGACTTCGAACGTACGATGCTGGCCGAGATCGACGGCGAAGAGGTTGAGGCGGCAACGGCGGCGGTGCTGGCGAACAAGCTTCTGCAATACGCCAATGGCGCGCTGTACACCGACGGCTCAGGGGCGTGGTCAGAGACCCATACCGCCAAGCTCGACGCTCTGGCAGAGATTGTCGAGGATAACCCCGGCGAGACCATGCTGGTGGCCTACAATTACAAGAGCGATCTCGAGCGTCTGGTGGAGCGGTTTCCGCAGGCGCGGGTCTTGGACAAAAAGCAGGAGACCATCGACGCTTGGAACCGTGGGGAAATCCCGATGCTGTTGGCGCACCCGGCGTCGGCTGGGCACGGCCTGAACCTGCAGAAGGGTGGCGCGCTGTGCGTGTGGTTTGGGCTGAACTGGTCGCTCGAATACTACCAGCAATTCAACGCCCGCCTTCACCGGCAGGGCCAGACGCGCCCGGTGCGGATCGCGCATATCGTGTCGAACAATACAATTGACCAGCGCGTCCTCGGGGTCTTGCGCAACAAGGATGCCACGCAAAAGAGCCTTCTGGACGCGCTGAAAAGATGACGAGGTGCTTCGATGGTCTCAGTCGAAATCGACGCGCTGAATGTAAATCCTGACGATCCATCGGCAATCGGCGAGGATCGAGTGCTCTCGACTTTTATCGATGATCTTGTAGCCCTCCTCTACGTAGTGGGCCTCCATGGACCGCAGGTGATGATTGGCAAGCTGGAAGGTTTTGTGGACGCCAACGATGTAAGCATCACTGCTGCAGATGAAATAACGGCGGATCATGCTGCGATGCCCTTGGCCTTGACGCGGATGGTCTCGACGAGGACCGGGCGGCGGGCAGCCTCAACGATGGCGGGGTCGATCAGCGACTGGTCAACACGCATCTGCTCGGACAGGCACAGGTGCAGGTCGCAGGTGACGCCGTGAAGGACTTCTTGGCCCATAGCCTTGATCTCTTTGGACAGGGCGTCGAGTTCTTTCTGGGCCGCATCACGAGCGGCGCGGACAGCGGCGTAACGGTCGGCGAGGGTGATGTTCACGTTGATGGTCATGTCAGTCTCCTAAAGAACACGGTTAGTTGTTCGTACGGTGTACAACATAGTGAATGTGGGTTCAAGAACATTTTCGATGTTGACGTCGATTTTTTTATCGGGCAGTGTCCGGGCATGGAGGTGCAGACATGCGGATGAAGGTAAATCTGAACGGCGACCGGGGCACGACCCTGATCGGAGAATTCATGGACATCTACAACGCGGCCAACAAGCTGCGTGACCGGGTGGCCGATCTGACCATTCATGGCCGGAATTATCCCGAGAGCTTCGAGGATTTCCGCGCCGACACGGACGAACGACTGGAGATGATCCGGAAGGTCGAGGAAGTGCGCCGCTGGGCGCAGAACGCGGTACTGATGCTGAAGGAGCAAACCGATGGAAAGTAAACGTCTTGAGATCGCCACCCAGATGGCAGCGGCGCTGGTCCCCCACGCCATAGAGGCCCACTGGTCACCGTACCAGCTGGCATATCAGGCCGCCGCGATGGCTGATGCCCTGATCGAGGTCTGTGGCGATGAACCTGCAAAGCCTGAGTGACAAGACAATCATCGCTCTGATGCGTGTGGCAAAGACACGGGCTCGACCCTTCTTCACACACCCCCGAGCGATGATAGCCCTGCGAGAGGAATACGAACGCAGGTTTATGTGAATTCTCACATTAAGATTGTTGACACCCTGCATCGTACGATGTAGGGTGTTTTCAGTTAGAGAGAAAGGGAGACCATCATGATCCAGAATGAAGCCCGCTACGAAGCCGCCATCCGGCGCAACATCCAAATCAACGCCCGCAAGACCCGCGCAGCCAAGTGGCTGGCCACCGCTGAGGGTGCTCGCGCCAACGCATTCCTGTTCGAACTGGACGAGTTCGAGCCGACCTACCGCGATGACGGTTTTTTCCACGACACCCACCCGGTCGTGAAAGCCTGCCTCGGCGATTTCTTTGTTAAGATGCGCGAAAGCGTGAACGAGTGGGGCGGCCTGACCGACGGCCAGACCAAGACCGTGTTGGCCATGATCGAGCGTGGCGAGACCCGCGTGGCAGAGCGCGCCAAGGCTCGCGAGGAAGCACGTCAGGCCGACGCCGACAAGTCGGGCTGGGTCGGCGAGGTCGGTGAGCGCCGCGTGTTCAACCTGACCATCCGCATGGTCATCGCGATGGAGGGTCAGTACGGCTACAGCTACCTGCACGTCATGCATGACGCGGACGGTAACGTGGTCGTTTACAAGGGCACCAACTGCCTCGGCGAGCGCGGCGGCAAGGTGAGCGTGAAAGCCACCGTCAAGGAGCACGACATCCGCGATGGTGTGCGGCAAACCAAAATCAGCAGACCGAAGGAGGTGTGAGATGAACAATTATTTCGTGATCGATGCCAACGGCAAGAAGCACACCCGCAACACCATGCGGACCTACACTCATGCGGTCCTGTACCGGGACAGCAAGGAGGCAGCCATACGCCTCGCCAACGTGAGGCCGCACTGGCACAAGGAGAACTTTTGGTATCACCACGCGTTCCTCGACGGCACGTCGAAGTGGTTGGAGCGTGCGCCCCACGAGAAGGACGACGCCCAGTTCAAGCGCCGGGTCGAGCAGGACATCGAGCGCGCCCGCCACTTCCTGAGAGGCTGCACGACACCGGACCAATTGTGGAGCGTCAATCTGGCCGATGCCTTGGCCTCCATTGAGAGGACCGACTTCACCGCGTGGGCCGTCGAAGGCTGGTGCGGGCGGCACGATCTGGCGGTCAAGCTGGCGCACAAAAAGGCATGCCGGGAGCGCGTGGCCGAGACGATAATTCTTCCTGTCTCTGTGTGAATTCCCACAAATGAATTGTTGACACCCTGTATCGTACGATCTAGGGTGTCTTCAGTGAAGAGGAGATAAACATGACCATACTCGAGACCAAGACCATCGAAACGCGCGACAGCTGGGGCCACAAGGGTGTCGCGACCTACGAGCGCCTGACCGAGTGGAACGACCACGGCTGGGCAATCGTCCGCGTGAGCGACACGTCCTCTGGCCACGGCTGGCAGGGCGACAAGCACAAGTCCTCGTGGGAGAAGCTGTGATGCTCAACCGTTACACCATCAACACCGTCGACGGCATCTACCTCGTTGAGGTGGGTCACCACGGCACTTGGGATGTGACCCACCCCTGCGGTCGCGTCAGCAACTGCGAAGACCTTGACCACGCCTTCGATTGCATCCGCGCCAACGTGGAGGACGCAGAATGACCTACGTGATCCGCAGCATGTCCACGAGCGACTGGAACGGGCGCGATCCGGTCGTTCCCTACCACATTTACCTGATGCGGCCCGAGCACCGCCGTGGCGCGTACTGGACGCCCTACGGCAACGAGATCATGAAGTTCGACACGCTGGAGGCCGCCGAGGCCGAGTACCGCAGGCTTTGGCCTGAGGGCCGTCAGGGCCGCACCGACATCGCGCCCCTCAAACACCCCGTCCCCGTTTGGGACGCCATCCACCATAAACCGGAGTAATCAGCATGACCTACGAACACATCACCCTAGAAAAAGACGCCCTCGACGGCCCTCTGCTCACCTCATGGAAGCTGTGGCACAGCGAAAACCCGGAGTTCTACGAGCTCTTCTGCCGCTTCACACGAGAGGCTATCTCGAAGGGTCATCGGAACCTAAGCGCATGGCTTGTCGTCAACCGCATCCGCTGGGAGACCAGCATCGTCACCAGAGGTGACGATTACAAGATTAGGAACGACTTCATTGCGCTCTACTCGCGCCTTTTCATGGCCGAAAACCCCCAATACGCGGGCTTCTTCCGCACTCGCCCCATGAAGCGCACTTGATGGGAGAATTGGAAAACCCACATTTTGATTGTTGACGCTGTGTATCGTACGATGTAGGGTGTTCTTATTGAAACAGGAGATGACCATGACCAACTACCAAACCCCGACCGCCGAAACCTACGAAGGCCTCGACAAAGCCTTCAACCACTTCAACGAGCACCTGTTCGAGAACCGCCTGCCGCCGGTGCTGTTCACTCTGACCCGCAAGGGCAAGGCCAACGGCTACTTCTGGCCCGAGCAGTTCAAGCACCGCACCGACGGTGACACCACCCACGAGATTGCCCTGAACCCCAACACCATGGGTCGCGATCTGGTGGACGTCCTGTCCACGCTGGTGCACGAGATGACCCACCTTGAGCAGCAAGAGTACGGCACGCCCGGCAAGAAGGGTCACCACAATCGCGAGTGGGTTGGCCTGATGGAGCGGATCGGCCTGATCCCGTCGAACACCGGTGAGCCGGGCGGCAAGCAGACGGGCCGCCAGATGACGCACTACATCGACCCGATGGGCGACTTCCTGACCGCCTTCGACAAGCTGATGCCGTTCGATCTACCGTACTTCACGCAGCCCGCTGGGGCTGGGACCAAGACCAAGAAGAAAGACCTGTCGAAGCTCAAGCACACCTGCCCGTGCTGCGATGCCAAGGCTTGGGCCAAGCAGGGCATGCGGATCATCTGCGGCGACTGCGACGAAACCATGATTGAGGAGGAGGTGTGAGATGACGACCTTCATGGTAAAGGCCAAGAACTGCGAAGATGACAGCACCATTACCATTGGTGCATGGGACGAAAGCATCGAGGTCACGCAGGATGGGGAAACCGTCTGGTTGCAGGACGCAAAGCAGGCCAGAAAAGTGATTAAGGCAATCCGCAAGGCCGCCAAGGAACAGGGTTGGGAGGTTTAACCGGCCCAAAAATAATTCCGCGAGGGGATTGACCATAATCCTACAATTGGATTATGGTTTTTCACACACGATGTTTCTTGGAGAGATGACATGAATATCAAGCTTCCCGAAGCCCAGACCGACCTGCTCAAGGGTCACCACCCCGCCCAGATGATCGCCGAAAAGAGCGTGATCGCTTATTGGATGCACGGTCGCGATGACGACACCGCCCTGTATCACTACAAGTCCATGCACGAGTACCTGCATGAGCTGGCTGACGCTCTGGGCTACACCCTGACCCCGAAGGATCAGTGATGGCCCGGTGGGAACTGGTCTGCACGGCAGACGACAATGATCTCGGCGCGTTCCTCGACCTTATGGGGTTGAGGGACGTGGCCAAGGAGCAACCGAAACAACCGATCCAGCCCAAGGCCTACCCAAAGGCGGAGACCAGCGACTGGTACAAGCAAGGCAAGGAGTGCCCATTTTGAGCAAGAACATTACCGAAGCCCATCTAGACGCCGTGATGAGCGCACTGCCGCCTGAGATGGACAATTCCGAGCTGTGCGCGCTGACGCTGACCATCCACAGCGCGTACCTCAAGACCCAAGTCGAAATCATTTCTGCGCTCATCTCGACGGTCTACACCTACGGGATGTCTCAGGGGATCAGCAACGAGGCGATCTCGCGCGGCCTGCGGCTCTCCGCAGACCTGCACGACGATCAACACGCCAACAAGCAAACAGCACACTGAGGGAGGCAGACATGTTCTGGAAGAAAAAAGAAGAGGCCATGCCGCGCCGCGATGTGCAGCAGGAAGCGGTCGAGGGGCTGATCAACGCCGCGAAGGTCATGCCCGCCAAGCGGTTCATGAACCTCGTCTACTGGACCATCTTGGACAACAAGCAGATCAGCACCGAGGACATGGACGAACTGGCCAACCGGCTGTCGCGCGCAGCTTGGGAACGGGGGCGGAAATGACGGGATATGGTAAAATGACAGATAGAAACTGGGAAATCTATCGTGCGCGGGTTGAGGGTGGAAAAACCCTCAGCGCCGTTGCCAAAGAACATGGCCTAAGCTCTGAGCGGGTGCGCCAGATCGAAGCTAGAGGTCGCCACTTGAAGGAGTATATTGATAGTGTCGCTGCAGCTCCAAACGACACTATTGGCAACCTAGTTCTATCAACCCGCACGGTTAATACGATTAGAAATTTGCTCTGTGGCGAGCTGTATTCAGTCAAAATACGGGACTTTCTGAGGGAGCATGACCTAAACAAGGTCATGCTGGAACGCAACTTCGGGAAGAAGTCGGCGAGAGATTTGCGTGATGCTATCGCTGTCGTTGACAAAGAGGCCGCAGAGCTTTGGTTCAATGGGGAGGAAATACCGGAATGATCGAATATGTGACAGTCCTATGGATCACGATGCACGGCGGGCCGATTGACGGCAGCACCTATGGCATCCCGTTCCTAACCGAAGCCGCCTGCAAGAAGGCGATGGTGCCAGTGGGCGATGCCCTCGACTATGACTACAGCATGGAATGCACCTCCATGCCCGTTGAAGTGGAGATGGAGCCATGACCTGCCCACCCTGCACACACGACTGCAACCAAGGCCGCGACTGCCCGGCGAGGAGGGGAAAATGACCGTAGACATGACCAACAACCGGGTGCCTTACGGCCTGCTGACCGACGAGGAAAAGGCTGCGCTTTATGAGCATGAGGAGGCGGGTGGGGAGTTTAAACGGCGCTGGCCTCACGG